CCGATGTCCAGGAACCGCTGCACACGACTCTCCGCAATTGTCGACTTGGTACCCAGTCGGGCGGTAGCTAGCGCCTGTACAATCAGGTTGGTGTCCTCGTCCGCTTCCTCGTACTCGGTTAGCGCCACCATGCCCTCGTCTGTCTTGGCGAACGCTTCCACCAGCAGTGCTCTGCCCTCTGCGTCCCGGCGCTTGGGGCTACGCTTCATTGGGATCGCCACGCCGTAGTAGCGCAGCATGTCCGCGAACTTGACGTTCGAGCGCAGCAGCTTCTGCGTCATATCCATACGCACGCCGTGCTCAGCGCTGGGGTCCACGCCCAGTATGTTGGCGACTTCGGACAGTGTGGCAGCTTTGCGCTCCGCTAACTCGATACCCATAGCGCGGAGCAGGGGAACGTCCAGTGCCAGACGCGCCTCGGCCCACATCTTTGTAGCGAGGTGGGCAATAAACAGCTCTGTCTTGGGGAACTTGGTCACCATCGCGTCCCACAGCATGCCGCAGATTATGCTGTCCTTCACGCAGTAGTTGCCGTAGGCGGCCAACTCGTGGGGGTTGAAGTCAAGGCGGCGTTTGCCTGCTGCCCTTATCACCTCGTCCCCCTTGTCGATAGGCAGGTTGTACATTCGAGCCAGGGCGCCCAGCGCGTTGCTCAGGTTCTTGCCGTCCGGCCCTTTGCTGCCGTGCAGGCGGCGCGCTAGTTGTAGCGTACAGCCGTAGTACGCGGGGCGCACACCCAGCACCTCGGTGAGAACGAGCGCGTCGAACAGGCTGAGGTTATGGCCGATGACGAACATCTGCGACCAGTCGAACGACTGCGCTATGTCCCGCAGGTACTCCAGCGTGCCGGTGTACCACGTCTGGGGTTGCCCCTTTATTCCTATGGCGAACCCGATCAGATCGAAGCGCTCGTCTCGAATGTATTCCTCGGCTGTCATGTTGGTTAGTGAGTACTTGGTAGCTGGGTCGTAGAATGTTTCGGCGTCGAACGTCCAATAGTTCATGCTTCGCTCCCTGTGTTACCACGGTCTTCCCACCCTTGGCGGTAGCCGCGCTCCAGATCACGCAGTTGCTGGCTCTCGTCTTTCCAGCTTATTTCTTTGTCGGTGTAGCCGCAGCTGCGCAGGAAGGCGTTGACTTGCTCGTCGGTTGGGGCGCCATTACGTGACTTACTCATGGTTTGCGCCCCAGATAGTCGAATTGATTCCGAGCCCATGTCAGCATAGTGCTCCCCGTCGTTGCCGTTGCGGGCTATGTTGTCCATGCGCGCGTCTTCGGGGTATCCGAGGTCCATACCTACGAACCCCGCCACGGTGTCGAGCACATCCCTGGCGAGCCCCGCGTTTGTTGCTGTGTTTGTGGGGCCCGGTCGGCTGGATTCATAAGCGTGAATAAGCACCTCACAGTTAGGTCTGTGATCCTCGTATTCTGGTACACCGCAAGCGGAGCAGCAGGCGCTATTCACAGTTAGGGGTTCATCGCCCAGGCCAACCACGTTGCGCTCCGCGTGCGTGTAGTGGGTCACGTCCGCGTCTTTGTGTCGCTCGATCAGGCTGGCGCATATCTCGTTCAGGGACTCGATGTGCTTGCCGATCTGCACCTTGGGGCGTGCTGGGCGGTCATCGGTGAGCATATCGTTGAGCATGGCGTCGCGCAGCACAACCAGGCTGCTGATGGCTTTGGTGATGTGGGATAGGCTGGATGCGTCGTCGATGTCCTCGCCCTCCCACCACGCGATCAGGTGCCGCAGCGTGGCGTCGTAGTAGACGCTGGCGCGGACACCCGCGTGCCGATAATTGTGGCGGCCGTACTTGCTGGCGCCCTCAAACATAGCGGTGGCGACTTCCAACATGACGTTGGCCGGTAGTACGGACATCGACACTTTGCCAATAGCTACGGCGTCCTTGGGGTTGGTGGGCTTATTCATTGGGCTTGTCCTGTTGTGTGGGTACGAAACCAACCTCGGCGCCGATGAATACCTCGTCGGGTATGTTCTCCCACTCGTTGCGCAGTACGGTGAACTCGCCTTCGTTCCAGTAGCGCAAGAACGCCATAGAATCGTCGTCGCCCTCGCAGTTCTCCAACGCGTAAGCGATTGCATATACAGCGGCGTCACTACCCGTGGTGGGCTCATCCGTTGTAAGCTCCATACTGCCCACGTGATCCATGGGCAGTAACAACGGGCGGCGGTGGTCAAACTCACCGTGATCTACGTCCGCAACGTCGAGGAAGTGCGAGGCTATATCCAAGCAGGCTTCCTCCAGGTTTTTCGCGTGTATGACGGTGTTGGCGGTGAAGTAAAACTGTTTCATTTCCATTCTCCACTCTTGATCTGGATCGGATGTGCGAACCGGTGGTACGGCTCCAGGCAGACGGCGTCCATATCGCACATGCGGTTGCCAAGGTGTTGGCGCAGGGACTCTGCAAAGGCTTCGTGGATGTCTCCATCGTAGCCGCCGATCCATTTAACCGCTTCGGTTTCGTACCACTTTCCGCTGGGCTTAAAGAAGTCCACACGTACAGACGTTGCGTCGTGGATATAGTGGGTCATACCACAGCCTCCGCTTTCATATCCGACCATTCGCCGGTGTCCAGGTTATAGCGCCCGTGCCATTCACCGACGCGAATAGGCAGACCGTGTGGGCTGCCGCTGGGCTTGGGCAGGACGATACGCTCTCCGTCCCAAGGGCCGCCCACGGCGACCATCAGGCGTTGTTTGGAGCCACGGTGTGTGCCTATGGGCGTAGGCTTGGGGATCAGTTTCAACGTCGGTGCGTCGCAGCGCAGCCAGACAGATGTGCCCAATCCCAACGCGGTGCGGTACGTTGGTCCTGAGAAATGAATCGCTGACCACTGGTCCGTGCTGGGGTTGTGCTTGAACAACAGACCATCAACCGTCTGGTGTGTGGTGCCTCGCGGCACCTCGTCCCACGAGTTCATAGGCATGGTCGCTACTCCGTGGGTACGACGGTCAGGGCGGGCTTACTACGCGCCTGGCCGATGTGTTGCAGGATGTCCAGCAGGTGCGCGGTCTGATACATGGCATCGGCTGCGGCGTCGTGTTGTGCGCCCTCGAACGGCGGTGCGATAACCTGGGGGTACAGCTCACGCATCGTGCGGTAGTCGCGCTGGACGTAGTACGGGACGGGGTTCTTGAAGCCTGAGTAATCCATCATGGATTCCATCCAGGTGTGGTCTATACCACCGCACGACCATACGCCCTCAACCTTAGCGTTCTGGTCCTTGACGTAATCGTACCAGGCAATGAACGCTTGGGCGGCGTGGTTGATTGGCATGGCGGCTTCCATGAATACCCGGTCTTGTTCTTCCTCGGACAGTTCGTCGAACTTCTCGCTGTCTTTCAAGTCGGCCAGATCGGTTGTGGTGGTTAGGCGCTGACGGGCTTCGTCGGATTGCTTCATCCACCACAGGGCGGTGCTGGCGCTGATGTCACGGCCTGGTTGGATACGCGGGTCTATGTTGACGTAGAACTGCTCCAGCAGCACGCCGGTGTCTGCGTCGAACGCAACGGCGCCGAGGGCCAGCAATACGGCGTTGGGCTTGAGGGACAGCGTTTCAAAGTCGATCATAATATGCATGGTGTTTCTCCGGGTTGTAATTAGGTAGTTACCAATAGGAAGTAACTGTATAACTTTGTATTAGATAGAAGTCAAGGCCAGCAGACGGAAAACCCGCAGCGGGCGATACTATCCACGAGGCCGTGGGCGGCCAGTATCACCGCCACCAGCAACGTGAACTTGGCGGCGCTGCTCACTTGCCTCGCTCCTTTTCAACCTGCTTCTTGATTTTCACGGCAGCAGCATACGCGGTGTCCAGATCCTCGAACTGGGCGCGCAGGAGTTCACTGTCTGCAATGAACTGGGATAGCACCGCCATCAGCTGGTCCGTGTGGTCGGGTGCCGTGCGTTCTAGCCCCCGCTGCAGCAGCGTGACCACTTGGGCATTAGCCGTGCGGTGGTCCTGCTCCGCTGATTTAAGTACCCGCGCGTGCAGCGCGAGTGGTAGTCGTGCAGTAAATCGGTGGGTTGTCATGCGTCACCTCCCTTGTTCGCCGCGTCCACTGCGCGTGCTAGTGCCCTGATGGGGCTGCCTGGATCCACGGAGGCAATAGCCATCATTCCCCGCGCTTCTGGCGAGTAGCTGAGGTGGTGAAACATCCGCATTTCTATTGTTTCTGGGCCGCTCATACGTGGTGCTCCTGTCTCATCTGGTTAATAGATTTGCTGCTCAGTGCGGATAACCAGCGCAGGCGGCTGGCCTCGTAGTCGTCGGCCTGTGCCCAAGCCTGTTGGGCGGTGTCGGCTGACCCTACCCACGCGCCGCAGAACCGCGCGACGTACTGTCCGCGCGACCTGCCGGTGCGCTCCAAGCGCACGGTGTAACGGCGGTCGCGTTTGGTGGTGCGTGTGCTGCTCATAAAATTCCCCTGCGTTGTAGCTGTGACCCGCTGACATAGGTGCTTGGCCCTAGTAGCGCCTTGCGCGCTAGCCCGCGCCACGTTAGGGCGGCTATGTACTTGCGTCCAGTAACCAGCACCAACTTGGTCCGCTTGCCATACTTGACGACCTTTACGCGGGGCACCTTGTCGCCGAACGCGCGGCGCATAGCTGGGCGACGGGCTGCCAATTCCCACATGACGGATGTGGGGGCTGTCCTCAGCTCCTGGTGTATCCGCGAAGCCACTGCCCTGGTTAGTGGGGATCCCAGTAGATAATCCAGTCTCTCCCTGATCCTGTTCAGATCGCAATTAGGGGTGCCGCTCATAGGTCCATCCCCCGTGCTGCGTTTAGTACTGCGTCGGTCCAGGTACTGCCCTGCTGCACTTTCAACTGCGCGGCACTGACCTGGGCGGGCGTCGCGTTGAGCTCTCGAAGTGCCTCCGCGACCAACAGCAGGTGATGCGTGGCTAGCGACTCGCGGTAGGGCTGCGGATCCGTTAGTCGCGGTGCCGGACCTGCCACATGGATGGCATACGACGCGCCCCAACTCTCGACGCTGATACGGTCTAGGGCGGTGTGCATGGCCCTGGTTATCTTTATTTGCCGCTGGCTCATGGCTTGTCCCCCGGTTGCTCTGCTTCGGGTGCGTATGCGTCGGCCCAGGCGTTCAAAAGTCGCGCCAATGTGCGCGCATTTTCGACGCCGGGTATGGCGACCATTTCGTCCGCCTCGTCGTCGCATATCCACACGCGACCTTGCCCCTCGGCGCCATCGAAGGTGATCCGTACCGGGCGCTCCATTCCGATGTTCGACGCCTCACGCGGCGGCGGTGGAAGGATGACGTCTTCGATAAAATCGGTCACAGTTTGTTCTCCAATTGCTCTAGGGTATCCACCACAGCGCGCCAATACCGTGCGTCCTGCATAGCCTCGGTGGATATGGCGGCGAAACGGGCGTCTTTGTATGTCCGCGCGTCGTGGCGTGAGTAGCGGGCTATCTGCACAGCTTTGCCCACCTGCCCCCGCGCGGATTCTATCTGCGCTTGGCGGGTCTGGCGGTCCCTGCGCTCCGCAGGTGATGGGTAGTACGTTGGGTAGTTAGATTTACTTGGGGCGCTCATGGTTGCGCCCTCGCAGTTTCGCGGACGGCGGCGCGCCAATCCATATCGGTCGCTAGCACCCGGGCGTGTTCCACGTCGTCGACGCCAAGTCCCAACAATCCGCACGCAATGCGCGCTTTCATCGTCCGTGCGAGTAATCGGGCGCCTTCCAGGTCCAGAGTTCCTAGTGCCACGGCTGTGCCGTTGCGCTTGCGCGTGAACACCGTGTGCACTCCGTCGCCCTGGGGCGTTACTGTAACCTCGTGCTGCGCGGCGTCTATCGCCTTGCCTATTGCTATTTTATGCGTTGGTCGTTTCATGGTTGCCTCTCTCGGGTGCCGCTCATGGCCTGCGGTATCTGCGGTGCGTCCTACCAGGGCGCACGACACATACGGCGGGGTTAATTGCGCGTTTTCGCGCGGTCGAACCGACGCTTGGCGCGCTTGCTGTTGTATATGCGGGTTCCTTGGCGGATCCGCACCGGGCGCATTCAAACATCACGTCGTATACTCCGCACGGTATAGGCCCGCCGTGGCGCTTGGCCCTGGTGTATACCCACGAGGTGCGCGGGCCTAGTTCCTCCCACTTGTGCCCAAACAGACAGCGGGCGGCGGCAAACAGCTTGCACAGTTTGCTCATGGTTTCCGCACTCCGGTAATGGTGATTACATAGGCTTGTCGGCCTGCTCTGTCCTCGCGCTTCCACGTGTGCCGCACGCCCTGGCGGTGCAGCTGGTGCAGGTGCCATTGTGCGGCGGCGCTACTGTAAACAGTGATGGTTTCCCGCCCTCCTTTCTCCCGCAATATGTCGGCGCGGGGGATATGGCCGGGGCGTTCCTCGGACCACATAGACAGCCGCGCGCGTCCTGCGGCAAGGGCGAACTGTAGTTCTGCCTTGGCAAGCTGTCGCTGGTGCGCTGTCGCTGGCGCTGCGGTTACGCGGCGGGCTTCTTCTGCTGCGCGTTGGAATTCGACTACCTTGGCTAGATTTACGCTCATTTCGCTGCGCTCCCTTCCAGATTTACCCGTGCATATACGGTGCCCACTAAGCGCCCGCGCTCTTTTACCTGTACGCCGTTCGCTACGGGGTGCGTAGTGTAGTCGTCACGGTGCCCACAGCTCACGGACCAGCTGCCATAGCCGTTTGCCGATTTGTGCACGCCGGTTATCATTCCGGTCCTGGCGCGCTTCAATTTGTCGAACCCGTACTTTTGGACCAGTGCACGACGTATGATCGTATCCTCGGTCAGCGTCGGCATGGGCGGCAGTGCTTGCTGTGTGTTCATGCGTCTGGATCCTCTGTGTTGAATACGTCGCGGGCGGTGGCTATCAATTCCGCTGCCTGCGTCTCAGTGATGCCGTGGGACTCCGCGAAGCGCCCCACACTTAGCCAGTTGTTGCGCCAGTCCAGATAAACAGCGGTCAGGTAGTCGCGGGCCTGCTGTTGCTGTGGCGGGTGCGTGGGGATTAGTGGCTCGGTTTTCATGGTGGTCAGTCTCCAATAATAATTTTAAAAAGGCGGTGTTGTTGGTCGCGGGCGTGCTCCAGTGCCTGGCGTACCAGTGCACTGCTTGGGCATCGTTGGGCGGCGGCTTCTTCCTTGGCGGTATCCTGGCACGCGTGGTTATACGCGTCGGCGTCGGCCTGGGTGAATATATAACCATTAACGGCGCGATAACCTTTGTATGTGGGTTCTGCGTCGATCATGGCGCGCACGCGGGCGCGGTGCCGCTCGTGTATGCCTGGGTCTGGCGCGCTGATTACGGTCTGGCGCGCTGCGTGCTGTCCGGTGTCAATCATGTTTTATTGCTCCTGGCCAACAAAGGCCGCGTGTTCTGGGGTGCCTGGTGTGTACGGGGCAGTGCGTGCAGCGTTGTGCGTGTAACATCGGCCCCAAGCCTGGGCGGCGGTGCTGCATCCGAAAGCGCCGGGGCTGTCCTGGCTGGCGGGTAATGCCTCGCCACAAAAGCGGGCTATATAGCTGGGCTGGGCCTCGCCGTGGTATTCACGGGCGACGGTGTACCGGCTATCGCGCTGGATGGTGCGCAGGTCCGCGCCAGCGTACAGGTAGACTGCTTTGCGCCATTCGCGGCGGGCTTCGGTTAGGGTGTCGAAGCTCTCCCACATTATCCGACCTGGGCCTTTGTGGTCATGTGCTCGGACGTGATAACAGGCGCCTTCGTGCCATAAATCGACTACAAGGTCGCGCTTGTTGTCTGTGAGCTCAAAGCGCTGGATGTATCCGCACGCCAGCGCATAGGCTGACAGACCGGATTTGGTTTTGAATACTGGGGTGGTCATGGTGTCATACCCCTTCGGTCACGGTGTAACACTCGCCAACGTGGTAGCCTGCTTTGCGGGCGTCTTCTAGTGCCTGGGTCCGGGCGTTGTCTTTGTTGTTGGTCAGTACGGGCCACGTTGTGCGCTGCCATGCGCTGTCCTGGTGCGTTTTGGTTTGCAGGGCGACGGTGTACGCGGTGTGGTTGGTCATAGCTGTGCACCTCGTTCGGTTCGGCCATATGCTCGGGCCTGGTCGTCTAGTCGCTCGGCCAGGCGGGCGCTGCGTTTCGCGCTCTCGCGGTATGCGGCGGCGGTCTTGGCGTGCGTTGCTGCCTCGCGGCGTAGGTACTCGGCGCGGATTGCGTCCGGTTCTGTCGCGGCTGCGGCGGCGTGTCGATCCGCGTCGCGCTGGGCCTGGTTGGCGCGCTGGGTGTAATGGTCTACCCATTCATGCGGTGTTATGTCTCTCATAATGTGGGCGCCTTGAAGCTGTAGGTATTGCCCGCCGTGGTCATGCGGGTGTTTTCACGGGTTGGGCTCGTTGCCCATTGTGTGGGCAGTGCGACGGCAAGCGCGGGCGGTTGTCCTGGTTGGGCCAGGGTGCAGGTGGTCCAGCCTTGGCGGTCGCGGTCTGCGCGGACAATCTGCCAGGGCATCCCGTCTCGGTATATCGTCGCGCCTTCGAGCGGTGCGGCGGGTGGTAGTTGAGCGCTCTGGGTGCGCATGGTTATTAGCTGGGTCATGGCGGTGCTCCGGTGCTGCCCGGTTTCCCGGGCGGTGTGATTAGATGGCGGTGTTACTCGCCGAAATAAAACTGCTGGGCGTAGGTCAAAAGCGCGGCGTTGTCGCTGCCGGTGGTCGGGTACTCGGTCAGGCCGGTGCCCCAGTCGCTGTATTCCAGCCATACGCGGGTCGGTGTGCCTTCGTCCAGTTCTCCGACAAGCTGACAGTGCGGGCCACCAGTGCATAGCAGAATCTTAAATTCTTCGGCCTCCAGGGTTTCCCCCTGTGACTGCCAAGCGCTGCGCACTTCGACGGATAGCGCGTCATCCTGGATAACCTGCGCGGCTTCGTCCTGGTCGCGGCACTCGCCCGCGGTGGCTTCCAGCTCGGCCAGTTCGTCGTATTCCTCGCTGGTCATTGCGTGCTGGTGGCGTGCCCAGCTATCGAAGTCTACCCCATCGTTTTCCGGTATATCGTTAAAGTCCTCGCGTAGTTCTTCGCGGGCGTCGCGTAGTTCTTCGAGGCGGTCATAGTCGCATTCCAAGGCCGCGACCATTGCGCAGACGCTGTTAATCTGGGCGCGGGCCTGGCCACGTGCGCTGTTTTCGTCTTCGTGGTTTTGAGTGGTGGTGTTCATGGTTTTAAGCTCCGGTGTTGATCGGCGTTATGGTGCCGGTTTTCAGGTTCAGACTGCGGCCCATCAGGCGGCATTCTGTTTTTGCGTCTTTGCCGGTAATCTCGCCGGTCTTGTACATTTCATATTGACTGCGGCAATACTCGGCCAGGTTGGCGTTGTCGGCGCCGTGGTTGTTGGTGTAGTTATATCCGTTCATATGGCGCGCTCGGTGTTGTTGAGGCTGATACGGGCAAAAACCTGATAAGTTGTGTGCTCGCTGCGATACTGGTTCATATACTCGCGGCTGGCGGTGGCGTTGCCGCATGCCAGGGCCTGGCGGGTCAGGCGTAGCAGATCCTGCTGGTGTTTGATGCTGTCACGCATGGCCTGGGCGCGCTGTTCCTGGGTCCAGCGTGCGGCGGTGATTACTGGGGTATAGCGTAGGGGCTGGTTCATTGGATAGGTTCCTATTAGACTATTTTAATACTGTTGCGGTTCGCGCCGTATCGGCGTTCGCAATAGTCTCGCAGCTCTTTAGCGTTCTGGCGGCTCCATGTGTCGCCGTCTCGGTTGTTTCCTACGTTGAAACGGTCGCCTTTGTTCGGTCCGGTTTTAATAGTGCAGCGGAAGTGGTAGTTGCTGTTTCCTGCCCAACATGCCTCGACTAATACGCGCATAGTTCAAGCCTCCAATGTGTGGCCGTTATAAACGGCGAATGATTTGGGGTTGTTGCGGGCATACACTGCGGCCTTGGCGCGGATCTCTGCGAGTCTGTGCGCGTCTTGCAGCGCTAAGCTGTGCAGTGTGATGCGCGGGGCGCGATTGGCGGCGCGGTTCAATATGTTGCGATAACTTACTGTGTTCATTGGGCGCTGCTCCGGGCTAGATTTCAGCAAATACAAAATAGGCGTAGACGGATTCCGCGTCGTCTTCTTCCTGGGGCTCCAGGTCTCGGAAAAATGACCGCTGCCCCTTCTGGTTCGGTTTCATCCGGTTTATCGCCGCGTATGCTGCTCGTGTCGCTTGGTCGGCGGCGCGCTCTTCGTCTGGATTCACCATATCGGCGGCCAGTAGTCGCGCGGTGTCGCAGCTCCCCATCACTGCGCCTTCCGCTAGCTCGCTGCGAATCGCGCTTTTTATCTCTGACAGCTTTATGCCTGGGTAAACCGCTATTTGTACGTGTGGCATGTGGTGGCCTCCCCAGTAGCATGAAAGGCACGTGTCCACGTGGTTCAGTTCTAGTTTAATCATGGCGTTGGCTCCGGGTTACAAAACTTGGTTTAGGTAGCGGCCCCACTGGTCGCCCATTGCTGCGGCGATACCGGGGAATGTGGCGGACCTTTCTAGCCATCGGCTGGCTGACGGGCCTAGACGGTTCTGCCCGCTGTCGGTTTGATTCGCCCATCGTTTTGCCTGCTTGCCGGTCGCGGTGGTAACTATGCGCGGATTAACCCATTCGCCCTGTGGCGGAACAACGAGCGGCGGCAATCCTTTCATCCATAGCCCGGTGCCCTTGCTGGCGTCGTCGCCAAACATATACGGGTGTATGACCTGCGACGGCGGGCACACGTTGCGGTTTAGCGTTGAGGGCGCGGGGTTCTCGATGCCTAGCAGAATATCCAGATCCAGCAAACGCTGGAAATTCTCGAAAGCCTCGCGCTGCGCGGCCCTGCGTGCTGCACCCGTCAGTGTTCCGGGCTTGACGCGCTGATGATACCCCTTGCCGGGATAGCGTGCGAAGTCTGGGTCTTTGAGCGCCCACACCGACGCGACATTCAAAAAGGTGCACATAGGGTGGAACACGCCCGCATCCCACTTGCGCAGGGCCAAGGCGTCCCATACATCCATTTGCAAATGTTTGTCGGACGCGCCGCGAGGTGGCAGCAGGTCGCAAGTCCACACGTCGTGCCCTTGGCGCTCGAACGCCTCGCGGGTCAGTTGGCAGGCTGAGTAGCCTATGATTACGCTGGCCATGATTCAACACCCATATCGTTTAGGAACGGGATCACTTGGTGGAACTCCATGTACTCGGTCAGCGGGGTGATGACTATTTTAGTCCGCTTACCTACGCGCACTTCGTCCGCGCGCACAATCTGTATTTTACCCTGTTTCACGGGTACGCCGAGGTTGAACCCCAGACGGGTCTGGGCGGCGCGGACGGCGGCTTGTAGTGCGGCTATGTTGCTCATGCTGTGCGGCTCCGGGTATTAGGTAAAGCCGCTTACGCGGCTATGATGCTGATTTTACGTGTAACGAACGCGCCGTTCTTTACTACGCGGTAAAATGATGAATACACGCTGAATACCAGCTGGTCCTGGTTGGCCTGTGATGCAGCTACTGCGCGAACTATTGAACTGTCGATAATCATGGCGGTGGCTCCGGGTGCTGTTTGTTTATGTAATCTACAAAACGAATAATAGCATGTAATGACGTCATTGCGACGCCGTGGTTAGATCGTTTTAATCTAGGCCACGGCGCTGTTATTACTTGCTGCGCATCTGCTCCAGCAATGCATCATTGTGAGCTTTAGCCTCCGCTGCTAGACGGTCGAACTCGTCGGGCTGCGCTGCCTGGGCGAAAACGTCGGCGGCTGTAGCTGGTTGCGGATCCGCTGCGGGCTGCGCGGCTGGCGTAGGTGCGAAGGTCATCGGTGTGGGCTGCTGCGGTGCGGTCCAGTTCGCCAGCTGCTCTGGTGTTGGTCGTGGCGAGTTATCCGCCAGTGGTCTGAGTGTGGTGGGCCAGCGTTGCAGATATGCGGTGTACTGCTCCGGGGCGTGCGTGTGCAACCACTCTTTGAAAGGTAGCGTCAACAGCCCTGCGTCGGTCTCCATCTGGATTAGCTTATCCAGGGCTGTGCGTAGGGCTGACGACGTGTCGCGCGCTCCCAGGCTCTTTAAGTACGCTAGGTGGGACTGATTAACGCGACCCTGTAGTTGCACGTTGTTTGATGGGCGGTTCTTCATGGCGGTTACTCCTGGTTGTGTGAACTCGTAGATTAGCAGACAGTAGGGCAAAACGTATACGCTTTTGATAAACACGTATACCGATTGGCTTAGATTTGAGGGAAAGCGTATACGTTTCCGCTAATTGGGACTAAAAGCGTATACCGATTGGCTTAATTTAAGGGTAAACGTATACCGATTGGCTTAATTTAAGGGTAAACGTATACGCTTTTAGCTCTATTTAGCCTTAATTAGCCTTATTTTAGTGTGAAAACGTATACAGAAACCGTGCTCGCCTTAATACAATCTGCACAGTTTAATACAGTTGGGCCTCGTAAGTACTTGATTTCTAAGGTATTAGGCAGACTAGGCAGAAAAGCAATGAAAAAACAGTATAGTATTCCCCAATGGGAAGGGAAACGTATACGTAATGGCTAGGTTAATTAGTGGGGAAGGGCGGGGCGCTACATCCCTTATCCCACCTGGCTTAGCCCGCGCACGCGCGTAGTATGTTCTAAAAAAACGTTACTATTATTACTATTCTGCCTGAAAAGGCTCTAGCATGGGCATTTCAGCTAGGCAAAACACCAGCAGATCCTCGAAAAGTGTGTCATTACAACGAAAACGTATACGCTTTTGGCTGGAATAAGGCCCAAATAAGCCTAAATAAGCCTAAAAGCGTATACGTTTTGGCTTAAATAACGCTAATTAGGGCCAATCGGTATACGCTTTTAGTGGAAACGTATACGTTTTTAGCCAATCGGTATACGCTTTTAGTCTTATTTAGCGGAAACGTATACGCTTTTAGTCCTATTTAGTGGAAACGTATACGTAACCAGGCGCGCTGCACGTTAAATCCCACGACTAACTCCCCACGTTCCCCGCTACATTTAACGTGCAGCGCGCTACGTACAGTGCTTAGCCGCTAAACCCCCCACATACAGCCCTTATTTAGCATAGCCCCCGACTGGCCAGCTTAGTGCTGCCCGCTAATTAAGCCCCCAGCTAACAGGGCGTCCTGCTCAGCGCTAAGCGCTTAACCCAAGCACCCAGCGGGAAGGCCCCCACCACCCAGGACAACGGCCAGTCCACACCACCAGGAAGGCTTAACGTCCCTTGGGCTAGGAGACGGGGTGCTGGGGGGTGAGCGCGGCGCGGGGTATATGCTTATCCCTTCCACGTAGACCACAGCACCCAATTGCCGGAACTGACACACCTTAATACAGAATTTCCCCGCTAAAATTTCTAGGCTAATTTTTCCCAGCCCTAAATTTCCCTGTTAATTTTAGCCCCGCGCTTGACGACTTAATTCCCCAGGACTAATATCGCTCCTGCCATCCTCTCCGGGTATGGAAGTAGGGGCTGTCGCTTGGCGGTGGCAGCCCCCGCGCTTAACTCGGAGAACGGATCAACCTGGAGACTAGCCAATGATTATTAAGCACCAGCAACAGCCAACTAATAACTCCTGCGTTTCCGCCTGCATCGCTATGCTGACAAATCAGTCCGCAGACAAAATTGCGGGTTTGTACAACGACAAGTACCACGCCCAAGAAATTACCGAGCGCCAGATACTCAGCATGGAGGGGATACCCTACTCTGAGTTCTACCCCATGAACCCACAAACAGTGCAGCTCCCTGGCGTGTACTGGGTGGAAGTCCCAAGCCTAAATCTGCCCGGTATAAATCATGTGCTGCTCATGGAGGCCGACGGTGAGTTCTACTGGGTACACGACCCGCAGCACGGGACAGGTAAAAAATACTACTCAGCCCAAGACCCAGAGGATCCGCTTGGATTCAAGCTACTGTCCTGGACGACCCTCGCCCATGTGCCGCTCAGCTTCATAGCCGAGAAGTACGGCGTACCGGTACCCGAGGTAGTCTCGGCACCCCAACACACTGACGCAGGTAACTGACCGTGGAAGAGCAAACGATAGAACTAGCAACCGTAGTCCAGAACTGGCACAAAAAACGCATGGACCAGCTGGAAGTCCTGCGCGGTGTGGAGGAAGGAACTGAACTCCGTTTCGACGCAGGGAGCACCGATGTGCCTCCGCTGTCGGGTCGGGAAGCAGATCTGTTCCGACTCGGGATGATCACCGGTATGGATATGTTCAAAGCGCTGCCGTTCACCTTGGAGCGCAATGAGACCGACGATGACGATGATCTCGACGATGATCTCGACGATGACGATGATCTCGACGATGATCTCGACGATGACGCGCTTGAAGACGAAACGCACGGCTGATATGATCAGTCGCGGCTTGCCCTCCGACACGGACATCAGGGGGTAGGCTGCATTGCAAAGACCCGACGGGGGACGCCCCGAAATGCGTGAGCGCGGCGGCTCAGCGACTCGCTCGAAAGGCAGGTATCGTGGGTTCGATTCCCACCACGCACCTCGGGTCTTTGCAATGCAGCACGCAGTGAAATTGGTTGCCGAGGGAAATCAGTAGTGAACGGCAAGGTGCGCACCAAGCCGCTAGCGAAACAAAGTACTTGGGGCAGGCTGCGCAACTACCGGACTCGACGCGAGTACGCCAATTGGGTCAATGAAAACAGTACCGGACCCGGTAGATGCCGCTGGATCATACCCAGCACCAATTTCACTGCGCCCCGCTAGAAAGGCACATGGGAATCCCCACCTACCCACCTCCGCTTGACCCCCTGTTGCAAACGCTCTACTCTTCGTGCTACACGGGCGACGCCCGCTGATCCCTGAAATCATGCACGAGGTACTACCCCATGGCACTAGCGACCGATAAGTACACCCAGACCGAAACGCGTGAGAACCAAGCGCGCAAACTCAACAAGCTGCTGGAGTACATCGAGGCGCTGGAAGCGCGCATCAAAGTCCTCGAAGACGCGGCTGCTTAATACCCCCGAAACTGCTTACGAGGTGTAACTATGCTGGGTACGATCAACCCGCAGACAGCGCGTCTGCACACTCCGACGGTTGTGTACCCAGGCAGGGACCACGTCACCACGGTGCAGGTATCCCGGTTCGATGGCCGGCGTTACCTGCCCGTGAACTTCGACGACCTCACCCGCGTAGTACTGTCGTTCTACCAACTGGACGACGTCATACTGTTTGACTCCGCCACCACGGCGGACGTATTCAGCTGGGCAGGGGATACGATCGAGATTGATCTGACCCTGTTCGCCATGCCGGCATCGGTACTCCGGTGCCAGATCCTGCTGTACGACGCGGAGCACGAGCGCGGCCAAGTGCTTGTCGACGACATCGACACCGTACTGGAGTTCGACTTCCGCGACATCGTGGTCTCGGGAACTCTGGCGCCTCCTGTGGGTACCCCGGCTACTCTCGCTGATTTGCAAGCGGCTATGGACGCTCACGTCGCTGAGGCGGATCCGCACACCCAGTACCTGAACAAGACCCGTGGCGACCTACTGTATGACCCACTGGGGAGTGCTGCGACTGCCGCAGGCGCGGCTGTAAGCGCCCACGTGGATGCGACCGACCCGCATACCCAGTACCTGAACGAGACGCGGGGCGACAGCCGGTACGTGGCGCTGGAACCGGGCAAAGGACTGTCGGCTAACGACTTCACGGACGGTCTGAAAGACAAGCTCGACGAGGTAGCAGATGGCGCGACAGCTAATCAGGCCGACGCCTACCTGCTAGCTCGTGGAAACCACACCGGTACCCAGCTCGCAGCCACTATCAGCGACTTCGACTCCGCAGCGGAAGCAGCGGCCCCGGTGCAAAGCGTGCAGGGCAGAGCAGGCGCCGTAGTTATTACAGCTGCCGATCTGAGCCTGGAAGAGGTAGATAACACCAGCGATGCAGATAAGCCACTGAGTGACGCGGCAGTGGCTGCGCTTAATCTCAAGCTGAACGCTTCGCTAAAAGGCGCAGACAATGGCCTTGCTGAGCTGGATAACGACGGCAAGGTTCCGCTAAGCCAGATCAGCGACGCAGTGCTTGGGCAGCTGAGCTATCAGGGGTTGTGGAACGCGAGCACCAACACGCCAACACTGCCAAGCACTCCAGCCCAAAAGGGCGATTACTACATTGCCAGCGTCGCCGGCACTCAGTTCGGTATTGAGTTTGATGTTGGCGACTGGCTGGTATCTGACGGCGCGGCTTGGGGTAAGGTAGACAACACCGACGCGGTGGCCTCGGTCAACGGCAAGAAAGGCGCTGTCACAATTACCAAGGCTGATGTTGCGCTGGGTAATGCCGACAATACCGCGGACGCCGATAAGCCGGTTAGCGGCCCGCAGCTTACAGCGCTTAATCTAAAAGCCGACAAGACCGATGCCCGGTTCACTGACGCCCGCGAATGGACTGCAACCGAAGTGCCACAACTGGAAGCCGAAACAGGCGAGGCGACTACCGCGCGCAAGTGGACTTCGCTGCGCGTGCGGCAGGCGACCACGGCTTGGTGGGCTGGGCTAGGCACTTCATTCGGCAGAGGCTTTGTGAGTCTTGTAGACGCGGCGGCGGCGCGGGTGAAGCTGGGGCTTGGTACATTCGCTACGGCGAACTACGACACAGCTCCTTTCTCAAATCTTATGCCTGATAGCGGGCGATTTGCCGGGAAGATGAACCCGCTATCACTAACAGTCGGGGCGTTTCAATCATCCCCGTTGTTGCCCGGATTAAATGGGGGCACGCACGCTAGCGGCGGCAAGTTCGCGCACGGCGCGGGTGGAAGTACAGAGGCCGTTACTAGCTTACTTGCGGCTATGGGTCGAGCCGGGGCTATTTATGGAGTGGAGTTTTATGTTGATGAGTTCACCTGCGGCTCTGGTACAGCCAACCCGAGTGTTGGTTTAGATGGTGTCACACGGTATTACGCAGTAACTGATACATCCGGGCGAGCTATGTTCCAAGCGAAAGGTAAGAGCACGTTTGCGACTTGGCTAAGAGTCGCCGAGGGAAGTATGCATTCCCGGGCGGATGGGCAAATAAAGAATGGAGTGCCCATTCCCAGCTCGACTGCATTTACTCCGGCAGACGGGTGGTTCCATTTCCGGACAGTTCAGACGTCTACAACGGGGTACGCGACAAATAATCCGGGGTTCGCAGGGTTGCCAGGGACAAAGATTCAGATGGCATGTTCCGGCTTTTTCGGTGGGATTGTCGATACCGGCATTCATGCGTCGCCACTAGCCGCAAACAACGAATTGATGGGGTAATCCATGAGAATACTTAGAGACGGCGCGTACTTTTCAGAAGTCGGTGATATTCATTTGGTAGCAGTTGCCATGGGCGAGGATGTCTCACGCTACAGCTTTCATCCAGACGATCTTGCAGCGCAACAACGCAGTGAGTTCAAGGATTCACGCGCGGCACTCGTCGCTGCTATTACTGTAACAACAGCCGCAGGCAATACGTTCGATGGCGACGAGCGGTCACAGGAACGAATGGCCCGCAGCATCACGGCGCTGGATGAGCGTGAAACAGTTCTGTGGGTGTTACACGACAACAGCGTGATCGATGCAAGCCGTGACGAGCTGCGCGAAGCGTTGCGTTTGGCTAGGGCTGCTCAGGCTGCGCTATGGGTACAAGGGTAGGGATGCCGGTACTGCAAACTTCACCGGCCATATAACTAGGATTTTCAGGGCGAGGCCACATGAAATATTACAGCGTGAAATACAAGTCAGGCCGCAGTCACCCCGGCACACAGGAGTTCTGGAAAATCACTATCGACTCTAAGCATGAAGGCGATTTGGGTTTGCTGGAGCACGAGAAATTGCACGTTCAAAACTGGTACGCAGTGACGATACTGTGTTGGCTTATCACCGGCGCGCTGGCCTATTGGGTAGCACCCATTATTGGCTGGCTGGCCGTGCTCGCACCCTTTGCCAAAAAGGCGCTGTACCGAACCAAGTGGTATCGCGTGTGGGCTGAGTTGCGCAGCTACAAGGCGCAGCTCAAGGTTGGTGTTGGTCCCGGTCTCCCTTATGGAAGCAACGAGTTCGCTGTACAAGCAATGACCGGCCACGGCATGGACGAAGACGACGCGCGCAAGGCACTGGAGTAAAGTATGGACCCCTTCGCTTGGAACGAACCGGAAGAGCCGCGAGCAATGCGCGAGCCCGTCTTCGATGGAACAGACCCACTCGCCATAGTTCGTAGTATCCCCGCGCACGTCCCACTGTCTCCGGTGAGCGCGGCTAAGCGCCCCGAGTGGGATATGCGGTTGGTCATCGACTATGTGCTGGGTGCGAGCAAGGAGGCTATCTGCGAAGAGTATGGCCTGATGCCGCACCACTACGACCGGATCGAGCAGGACATTGGGTTCCTCGGCAAAGTCGCCGCGTTGAAAAAGGAGCTTGAGAAGGATGGGGCGACGTTCACACTCAAGGCAAAAATCCAAGCGGAGTCCCTGATTGACGTGTCGTACAAGATGGCGACGGACCCGAACACCGACGACCGCGTGCGGGCCAAACTGATCGGTGACACGGTCCGATGGGCCGGTCTCGACAAGACGGGCGCGTCCGTTGACTCCACCGGGGGGTTCTCAATCAGCATTAACCTGGGCGGTCATCGCGGCAACGTCATCGACGGGGAGTCGCACGAACTATGAGCGTAAACTACACGCCTACCCCCTCCGGGGCCGCACTGATCACGAGCGAGAAAAAGTACTCGTTCATCATCGGACCCGTTGGTAGCGGCAAATCAGTGGCGTGCCTGTTCAAGATCCTGTACCACGCGAAGCGGCAGGTACCCAACCCCGAAGACGGCATCCGGTACACACGGTTCGTGGTCGTGCGTAACACTAACCGGGATCTACAGGACACCACGCTAAAGTCGTTCTTCCAGTGGTTCCCACCGGGCAAGGCGGGGGAGTGGAAGGCTACCCCGAAGAACTTTATATTTCGGTACGACGACGTGCACTGCGAAGTCATGTTCCGCCCACTGGACACCCCAGAAGACGTTTCCAGCGTTCTATCCCTGGAGATTACGGGGGCGATGATCGACGAGTTCGTTGAGATCCCACGGGAGATTATCGACGCCCTGCAGTCCCGCTGTGGGCGGTACCCATCCAAGAAGGAAGGCGGCTGCACGTGGAAGGGGATGTGGGGCGCGTCCAACCCTGGGGTCGAGGACTCCTGGTGGTACGACTGGCTGAACTTTGAGTGGCCCGAGGAAGAGGGCGGCATCGTCGCACAGCAGCGTGTCCTGAATTACTTTCTACAGCCCAGCGGGTTTTCCCCCGATGCAGAGAACTTGGAGAACCTACCTCCGTACACCAAGGACAGCAACGAGTACTACATCGAGCTGGCCGACGGCAAGACTGAGTCGTGGATCAAACAGTTCATTGAGGTCGAGTGGGGCTATAGTCAGCGGGGCAAACCCGTGTACAAGACGTTCAAAAAAGCAATGCATGTGGCCACTGGTCCGCTCCGGTACAACCCGAACCTGCCTATCATCATGGGATTCGACGCAGGGTTGACCCCCGCCGCCGTGTTCACACAGCAGGACAGCTTCGGTCGCGTGCTAATCCTGGCGGAGATAATTTCCGAGGGCATGGGCGCCAAGCGGTTCTGCCGTGAGAAGGTCAAACCGCTGATCAATAGGATGTTTCCTGGGTGCCGCCTGATGGTCGCAGCTGACCCCGCCACCAAGCAGCGCGCGCAGACCGACGAGAAGACGGTCGCTAAGGTGCTTGAGGAAGAACTGGGCGTGAAGGTACAGCCCGCGAGAAGCAACGACTTGGCCTCACGGTTGGGCGCGGTGGAAGACCGCCTGATGTTGCTGACCGAGGCTGGCCCTGCGCTCCTGGTGGACCCGTCGTGCAAATATGCGATCCAAGGGTTCGTCTCCGCGTACCGATATGCGATCAACAAGAAGGGTGCGGTAGCCGACACGCCCGAGAAGTCGCACCCCCATTCAGACCTTGCGGACAGTATTCAGTACGCTTGCATGGCGCACAACGAGGGCGTCGCCCGCGACGCCCGTGCTAGAAAGTTTGCTAATCATCCGGTACAGTCACGCAACACATACGTCTACTAGGGCACAGCACAATGGCCGACGAAGGTACTAAGTTAGATATAGACAAGACTCGGCTCGTTGCGCTGGGCAAGACGTTGAAATCAAGATACTCCGAGTACGAGAAGGCGCGCGCGTCGCTAGAGCAGCAGTGGATAAAGAATTCTCGCCAGTACAAGGGGGAGTACGACCCGTCCGTACTGGAGGGGTTGAATACGGACCAGTCTCGGGCGTACCCGAAAATCACGCGAGTGAAAGTGCGCAGCTTGGTAGCAAGACTGCACGCCATGCTGTTCCCTGCCGGGGAGAAAAACTGGGGCGTCGAGTCGTCCCCCCGCCCGAAGTTACCTCTGGACCAGCTGACTAAGTTGGTCGAGCAGTGGCAGATGGAAAACCCGGAAGGGACCACCACACAGGAAGACATGGACCTCCTGGTTAAGAAGTTCGCGCTGGAGACCGCCGACAGGATGGAGAGCGTGATCGACGATCAGCTCTGCGACACGTCGGACGAAACCTCTGTGGACTACTCGATGAACGCGCGCAGCGTGATCTACTCCAGCGTACTGCAGGGGTGCGGCGTACTTAAAGGGCCGATGACCGTGGCCGACGCAGGTGGCGTTGTACGGGTCGAAAATGGCGTCCCCTCGGTTATCGACGTCGAGACTTACCGCCCCTACTTCGAGTGGGTATCCCTGTGGGACTACTACCCGGATCTGTCCGCGAAGACGTTCAAGGGCATGGAAGGTCAGTTCCAGCGCCACGTTTACACTAGGTCGCAGGTGTCCGCTTTGGCGGAACGCGATGACTACATGGGGGACGAGATAACCCAGTACCTAACGGACCACACGGAAGGCAACTACCGGAAGCGGGATTATGAGACCCAGCTGGATACCATGGCTGCGGAGAAGTCCCAGACCCAACCCGCTGAGAACCGGAAGTTGGAGCTGATGGAATACTGGGGCGATGTCCTCGGGGCCGATCTTCGGGCCTGCGGGCAGGAAGTAAAAGACTCAGACCTCAGCAAGACATTGACCGCGTGTATCTGGATCATTGACGACGTCGTTGTCAAGGCTGCTGTTTCCCCGTTCGGGCGTCAGTTCTCCATGTATCACCAGTTCGTATTCGAGGAAGACGAGATCAGCCTGACGGGCAGTGGGCTCCCGCTGATCATGCGAGACAGCCAGATGGGGGTATCCACATTCACGCGTATGCTGGTGGACAACGCTGCGTCGGTCTGCGGGCCGAACGTGGAGGTCGATGTAGAGCAGCTGTCCTCGAACGACACGGACCTAGTTATTCGCCCGTTCAAGGTGTGGCGCAAGGACAACGCATCGCCCACTGGGGGTAACGCGGTGATACCGGTGAAGTTTGACGCCCACATGAATGAGCTGCAGTCCGCTATCCAGATGTTCCGCGAGTTGGCCGACACGGAAACATTCGTGAACCCCATGACCGGCGGGGACATGGAGAACATGCCGTCCGAGGCGCTGCGCACGCAGGGCAACATGTCGATGGCGATGGGTAGCGCCGCACTCCCGTTCAAGGACGTGGTGCGCAACTTCGACAAGTTCACCAGCAGCGTGATCAGCTCGTTGGTGCAGTGGAACCTGGAGTACCACGAGGACCGCGACCAGCTGCAGGGCGATTTACGCCCCGTGGCTAAAGGCGCCAGCAGCCTGATGGCGAAAGAGATCCGCGCGTTTACGCTGGACAACCTATCCGCCACGTTGACCCCGGAAGACCGGGTGTATATCAACGAGGAAGAACTACTGAAAGAGCGACTGGCCTCACGTGACCTGCCACTGGCTAAGCTGCTGGCGGCACCAGACGAGGTCAAGCGCCGCAAGGAAGCCAACGCACAGCAGGCCCAGAAGCAGACAGAGCAGAACGACGCGATGTTCCAGGCCGAGCTGAAAACACTAATGACCGAGGCGCTGAAAGACACGGTCCAAGCCCAGAAGAACCTCGGGGCTATGGACGCGGACATCGCTAAGGTGTTCTTGGACGCCGTAGAGCAAGGGGTAGACATTGACGCACTCAAGCAAGCAGTCACAATGGCTGCAGGTCAAAGAGCTGCTGCGCCTGGAAACGGCGCTGGCAGCGGCACTGGAGAAAGCCCTGACGTCGGAGCTGCGTAGGGCGCTAAGCAACGTGGCGAAGGCTAACGATGTGGTAGAAGTTCGCCGCCACCAGGGAGAAGTCCGCGCACTGAATGCGGTGATGCGGGAGCTAGGGTGCAAAAAACAAGCCACTGAGCTTGACATTGAATAACGACACAGGTAAATAACCACCATGAGCGAAGAAAACGAGTTCGACGAAGCATTTGACGGAGCGTTCGCCGCAGCGACAGGCGGGGAACCAGCCGCCGACGTAGAGGTTCCTACCTCCCCCGCCGCCGCGCCCGCAGCAGAATCCACTGATGGGGATACGCCGGTTAAGGACGAGCCCGCAGCAGAATCCGCTGATGGGGATACGCCGGTTAAGGACGAGCCCGCAGCAGAATCCGCTGATGGGGATACGCCGGTTAAAGACGAGCCCGCAGCAGAATCCGCTGCCTCTGGCGCGGACGGTGACGTCCCCAAAGCGCCAGCCGCCGTAGCCCCCGTGGTCCCTGCCCCGGTACCGCAGCCCCCGCTGGATCCGCAGTTCATCGCGCAGGCGGTAGCTGAGCAGATGCGCAAGCAGCAGGCGTCCCCGGACCCTGCGCCGACCGCAGCACCCGAGGCGTATGTGCCGAAGACTGCGGACGATTTCTTGACAGCTGAGCAGAAAGCAGCGCTCGCCGTGTTCGATAGCGACTGGAACGACGTGGCCCCCGTGGTCCGTGACCTCCTGGCCGCGACAATACAAGCCGAGCGTGCTAACATTCGGCAGGAAGTGATGGCAGAGGTAGGGCAGACTCTGGCGCCGGTTCAGCAGCTTGCTGCTAAATCGCAGGGCGACGCCTTTAACTCCGCTGTCGAAGCGGCCCACCCCGACTGGCGCGAAGTAGCGCAGAAGTTGCCGGAGTGGATCGAATCGGACCCCTTGGTACGCGACCGTTTGATGGACGTTTACCAGAATGGGACCGCGCAGGAAGCGATTAACCTGATCTCCAGGTTTAAACAAGCGACAGGCCAACCGAGTGCAGCGCCAGTTAAACCAGCCTCGCCAGCCCCGCAAGTAACGCCTAAAGCAGCGCCGTCCAAAGCAGCCTTGGCTGCTACAATGGCCCCGCCACGGGCTCAACGCAGTGCAACAACTGCAGCTAAGGATCCCGCCGACTTCGATGCGGCGTTTGAAGAAGCTGCGAAACAAACTGGTTGACTTGACCGACTGGTAACTAGAGGAAATACATCATGGCTTATGCAGGCAATGCTTACGGCGACCTGACTCCGCGTCAGTCGGCCTTCTCCGTCGTTGAGTTCTTGAAGCGCGCTCTACCCCTTTTGACTATCGAGAAGTTCGGTACTCAGAAGCCGCTGCCTAAGAACGAAACCAAGACCATCAAAATGCGCCGCTACTTCCTGATTGGCGGCACTGGTGCGTACTCCGGTAACGCCGGCGCGTACAACATGCCGTTGGCTACTACCCCGCTGACCGAGGGTGAGACCCCCACTGGCACCAAGATGGGCTACAAGGACTACTCTGTAGACATCGCGCAGTACGGCAACTGGACTGGTTTCAGTGACTTCGTGCTGGATCTCCACGAGGATGTCCCGCCGGTCATCAAAGAGTTCAGCGACATCTTGGGTGAGCAGGCAGCTACCACCAAAGAGACGCTGACGTACAACGTGTTGAAGGCGGGTACCAACGTGTTCTACGCCAACGGCTCCGCGCGTACCAGTGTGAACACTCCGATCACCAAGGGTATGATTCGCCGCGTGACCCGCGCGATGAAGAACCAGAACGTAATGAAGATCACTACTGTTCTGGCCTCCACGCCGAACTACAACGTGCAGCCAATCGAAGCCGCATACGTCGCGCTGGTTCACCCGAACTGCGAGAACGACGTGCGTGAGATCGACGGCTTTATCAACGTCGCCAACTACGCGCAAGGCAAGGCGTTCGAGGGTGAGATTGGTAAGGTGGAAGACGTTCGCTTCGTCAGCTCCACCGTGTTCACCGCGTTCGCAGACGGCGGCGGCGCCTACGCTGGCAGCGGCACTGACATGCTGTCTACCACGGGCACCAGCGCTGACGTCTATCCGATCCTGTTCCTGGGTAAGGAAGCGTTCTCTATCATCCCACTTCGCGGTAAGGAAGCGGCCATGATGAGCGTTGTCTATCCCAAGGCGTCTGAGTCTGACCCGCTGGGCCAGCGCGGCGTAGTATCTTGGAAGATGTACCACGCTGCTATCATCACGAATGATTTCAACATCATTCGCGGCGAAGTAGCCGCCACCGCGTAATGTGGTGAGCTAGTCGACAAACCCCGCCCAGTGCGGGGTTTGTTTTGTCCAATACTTGATCAAACCGCTGTGTCAGGCGATACTGCGACCCATACCAAACAAACAGGGCTTGACTCCAATGGATAGAATCTATATCGAACCTGCCGAGAACGGCCTAATCCTCCGCTACGACGACGACAAGATCCGGGACGCAAACCGGAAGAGCGGGTCGAAGTGGAAGGATCCCGAGGTTAAGAAGGTGTACCCCGATGCAGCGAGCATGCTGCAGGATCTGACCAACGTTCTCCCAACGATGAAACCACGGACCGCTAGCGCAACCGACGAGTTCGCTGAGTCCTTCGCAGAAGCAACCACCAAAGAGTAACCGCAATGACGACTGAAACTGAGAGCAACGAGCCAACCGAAACTACAGTAAAACCGCAGCAGCCCACCCCCCGCACCAATGCAGGGAAAGCAGCTGCCAAGTCCAGCAAGGGTAAGTCGACTGCCGCCAGCAAAGCGGACGCCGAACCTGCTTGCGTGGACCTCACTAAACCTGCGGACCACGAAGACGAGGACCACCCCCCGGTCATTATGCGGCTGCACTCTAGCGACAAGTTCCCCCCTAATGGGCAGCCGTTCGGCGTCAATGGGCGGTTCTTCGCGCTCAAAGCGGACGTGTGGTACCGAGTGCCTGGGTTCTTGCCACTGAGCATTTCTGACGTCGTGGAAGACATGCCGATCAAGGACGAGAACGACCGTTTCGTTGGCACCCGAGCAGCCAAGCGGTTCCCATACGAAATCTTTAAGGCGTAAACCATGACCCTCCGAGAGCTGCTGGAAGAACTTCGGTCGCAGATCCTGCGGGACACTTCGTCGGCCGTAGGGGCAGCAGCCTCGGAGGGCGCACTGCACTCCGACGAGTCGCTTATTAACTACATCCGCGACGCGGAAGTTAAGTTTGCGATACGGACTGCGTGCCTGCGGGATAGCCGCACTGATTCTGTGTGCCTAATCACCTTGGTGGAGGGGCAGTCTGAGTACGACGTGAGTAAGCGGATCATCAACGTGTTCGGTGCGCGGTACGACGGGCGCATTAACTTGGGGCCGATTGGGTTCACCAACGAGATAACCCCCCGCGCTAACCTGTCTCCCAGCGTACCAACCCAGTACAGCACCACCCCCGGAGAGCCGCGATTCTTCTACACGGACTCGGGCAGTGGCGTCATTGGCGTGGTGCCAGCCCCAGGCCCGGAGCACGCCGGCAAGACCATACGACTGACTGTTACGCGCAAGCCCTTGGTTCCTCTGACTAAGTCGAACCTGTCTGCGGAGCCCGAGATCCCGGAGGAATACCACTTGGACCTGCTGGGGTGGGCGGCGTTCCTGGCGTTGTCTAACAACGATTCGGAGATCAACGGGGATCCAGCGAACATTTCCATTATTATGGCGCGCAACAACGTGCACAAGAAACGGTTCAACGACGCCGTGGATGAATGCAAGACGCAGATTAAGAACGCTAGCGCGGGTACCGTATCTTTCGCTACCCCCGGCGCAAACTGGAGATAGGCCATGGCTACTGTTATAGACCCCCGCACTGGACTGCCCGTGCAGGTGCCCTCGCGCACTGGATTGGCAGCGGCTACTCAACCCAACTTGGGCGGTCAGTTGGCGGATACTATGTACTCCAAGCTACCTAATCGCGCGGGCGCGCAGATGCCGGCGCCAGCGCGGAGGCAAGGGCTGGCAGCGGCTACTCAACCCAACTTGGGTGGTCAGTTGGCGGACACTATGTACGCGTCTCTGCCGCCATCCACGTTCGCGCAGATCCCCGTTGCCGCGCCCAGTACCGCACCCACTACTGCGCCGGTCGCCCCCGCTGCGGCAGCACCAGCTCCCGTGGTAACGCCAGTGGCTGAGCCAGTAGCCCCGTTGGATGTGGCGTCGTTGAACCGGCAGGTAGCGGAGCGCATCGAGTTGTCGCGCCCCGAAGCTGGGATCCTGCAGCCCGCAGAGCGCGGCAATTATAATCAGTACAACACGGATCAAGCCGCGTTGGCGCAACGGGCAGCCCCCACCAACGGAATCAACTTCGGGTTCGGACCCGACAATACTGCCCGCGACTACCTAGACGCTGCGGCCGTACGTGACGCCCAAGCTGCGGAGCAGGCTGCCCAGCGCAGAACTACTGCTCAGAACAACATTCGCCGTAGCCAGCTAACGAACGCCGCGCAGAGTGACGACGTCAACGAACGCCGCGTCGCGCTGCAGTCTCTGGCAGCGCTCGACGCTGGTGAGCAGCAGGGTGCTTCGGAGTTGGCTAACACGGGTCGCGCACGTATTAACCTGCAAGGGCAGATGGAGCAGGCGAGGACTGCGGGGGACGCGGCGGTGCAGGCCGCTCAACTTCGGTCCCAAGGTACACTGGCCGGCGCTGCCCTGGGGCGAGAAGCTACGCTGGAGGCTGCACGGATAAAGGCGTCTGGTGGCGTGGCTACTGAACAAGCAAAGGCGACCAGTCCGACGTCACTACTGGCCGCGCAGCGAGCCCAAGGTGAGCTGCAGCGCCAGCAGATGATCAACGACGCCATGCAGGCAGGCGACATCGAGACTGCCATTGCACTCGCCGGTGGTGGGCGTGCGTCCGATAAGGCGTATACTGACCCCATCACTGGGGCGCCCCTGTCTCCCGAGGCGATTTTCCAACTACAACAGCGCCAACTGCAGCAGTTGCAGGGCCAGTAACACCACAAGACGAGGTAGGAAATGGCCGAGCAATACAGCCCAGGTCTACTTGCACGAGCTTACGAGCTGCAAGCCGCAGAAGCCGCGAGACAGAAGGCAGCGCAAGCAGCAGCCGCGCAGGAAGCCGCAGCAGTACGCGAAGCTACACGGGACCGCACAGCGGGGGAGTTCGCAGGAGACACTGCGGCTGCCGCGTTGCAGACAGCGGTGGGTCTTGGCGGCGCTGGCTACGGGTTGGCGAATATGGCTACCCTTGGGGTGGCCGACCGGGTGCTCGGACTGTCAGAGAATTTTGACCGGACGCAGGACATAGTGGAGGGGTTCAAGTCTGCCCCGCTAAAGGCGCGCAAAGCGGAAATGCAGCGCAGGTTCGACGAGGAAGGGGTCGGCGCTGGCGCAGGGTACTTGGCTAGCACCCCATCGGTACTGGGAGACTTCGCTGTTCAGTCTGCCGGGTACCTAATTCCTGGGGCTGCCGCCGCACGTACTGCGGGTAGGATCGCTGCCGCTGGTACCGCAGCGCGGGGTGGGTCGTCCCTAGCCCAAGCGGGCAACGCCCAGCGCGCGGCTACCCGCGCAGGTCTGGTGGCCCAAGGCGGGCAGACCGCTGGATACATGAACATCGACGCCATCAACGCTGCACGCGACGCTGGCCGGTCGGAGGGTGAGCAACAGGCGTACGGTTTGGGTGCTGGTGCAGTAGGCGCCGTGGTAGGCCCAGCCATATCTAAACTGACAGGTGCTGCCCAGCTGGAAGCCCGTGCGGCCCAAGCGTTCGGCGGGGCGGCGGTACCGGCAGGTGCATCTGGACTAGCCAGTCGTGTGGCTGTAGGTGCAGGACAGCAGGCGGTCGAGGAAGGTGCGCAGGAGTCTTACGAGCAGGTAGTCCGTAACATCGCTGGTGGTAACGACCTTGGGGATCAGGTTGCGCAAAACGCGGCTATCGGTGCGATCCTCGGGTCTGTACTGGGCGGTGGCATGGGTGCTACTGGGCGCAGTGTTGGGGCGGACGAAGCTGCTAAGCTGCGCACGGATGTCGAGCGCGAGCTACTGCGGTACAACATGGACCAGAGGGGCGTACTGGCCCCTAGCGCGTTGTCCGACTGGACTGGCCCTGCCGGTGCCGGAGACAATGCGGCTATTCTTGACGCGCAGACCGCAGCGTTGTCTTCGCAGCTACCCGTGGTTGGTGAGGGTACCGCCGAGGAAGTGGCTGCGGTTACTGGTGCGGAGCAGATTGACGTCGCCGCTGCCGCCGAGGCAGGACAACTAGACGCCGAGCTGGAGGCACTGGCTCGGGACCAAGACGCTGCCCAAGCCCGCGAGACCACTGCCAACGTGGATGCTCCGCTATCTGAGCAGCTGCCGCAGGTGGAAGAACTCACCGGCGCTCGCCGTATACTGGCCGAGCGCGGAGCCACACGCATCCCCCGTGCTCAGGTGCAGGAAATCGCCCCGGAGGAAATTTTCCTTGGACCAGACAATGCAAGTGCCACCGATACTTATAAGCAGCGCGCTCCATTGGCAGGTGTGCGCCAGCGCTTTGGTGAGGATACTGCGGCAGCCGAGGCCCAACGACGTGGCCCAGATGCCCTTCCACTGGAAGACGTGCAGCAGTACTTTGGCGCAGCAGAGGCGGGCCGCCAATATGGCAAGCGCCAGCAGACCGCCGCCGAGGTGGAAGCGCCCGCCGCGCCAGTCCCGATTGACCTGAGCGTGCCGAAAACTAAACGTGACTACCTGCGGGATGTTCGCGCCGCAGTCGCCGGCACTAGCGGGCAGGATCCCAAGCGCCTGAGTGGCAAGGCTTGGAATGAGTTGCTTGCCGGCGCAGCTGCGGAAGGGATCGCCCCCACCAGCCCAGACTTCGCTGCCTACATGGGGCACCACGCGGACTTAGCACTGCGCACTGCCAACGAGCAGGGTACAGCTGAGTCCAGCGTCATGGCCGCCGTGTACAACGCGTATCCGCTGACAGCCGAGCAGCAGCTGGATGCCTCGGACCGCTGGGGTGGATTGCCCGCCACGGAAGCATCAGAGGACGCTATATTCGGTGCTCGCCCAGAGCCCAAGGTTGCGGACAGTGACATCGTTCGCCCACCTGCCGGCCGTGAAACACTAGGATCCATGCTCGCTGCCCTTGGGGGCATCAGCATGGATTATCAGATGGACATTACCGGGGACAAGGGCAAGAAGGCGAACAAGGGGTACCGTACGGGTAACCTGTTCCAGCGCTCCGGCACCAGCATAGACGACGCGGCCAAGGCAGCGTGGGAAGCTGGGTACATGACGGACGTGGACTACGCTAACCTGGGTGGGGTGCCTAAGCTGACTGAGCTACTGCAGCGCGCGTACTCAGGTGAGCCAGTGTTCCCCGTCGGGTCTCAAGCGTTCGAGAACCAGATGGAAGCGCAGCTGCTGGAACGGCAGCAGACTGAGGCGGCTGAGGGTGCTAGCGCACCAGCGCAGCAGCAAGAGCAGGATGGTGAGACGGATACCACGTTCGCGGACCACTTGCAGTCGCTGTATGTAGCAGGTACCGCCGAGGAACTGAACCGCACGGTCATCGGGGTGCGCAGCAGCCCAGCGTTCGCTGAGTACTCCTATGAACAGAAGCTGATCATGGAGAACCGCATCGCGGAGCGCTGGAGCGAGTTGGATGGCATCGACTTCCACTTAGCGGACACAGTTGCTCCCAAGAAAACCACGGTGGATGCGCGCCGGTTCGACACCATGGTCAAGTCAGCTCCGGCTAGACTCGGGGTGGAGGTAAGTGGGGTCTCTACGGTTGCGGACCTCAGCGCTGTGCTGGGCCGTCAGATGCCCGCTAATACCAAGGGTGTCTACACCCAAGAAGGGCAGCTCTATATCGTGCGGGAGAACCACACGGACGTAAAAGACGTGGCGTTCACCATCGCCCACGAGCAGGGCCACTTGGGGTTGGATAAACTACTAGGCACGCACCTGCGCAGCGCCACTCGTCGCATGTGGGCCAACTCGGCTATGCGCAAGCGGATCCAGCAGAAAATGCTAGACCTGAAACTCAATGCGGAAGGCGAAGCAGCCCCCGCAGCCAGCCGCTCCTTGGCCGCTGAGGAAGTGCTGGCAGACATGCTGGCGTCTGGCGAGCGCATAAACAAGGACGTATGGGCCAAGCTGCGCGCCGGGGTCAAAGAGTTCTTTGCCAAGCTGTTCGGTGTGAGCGACTACATAGTAACCAACGGGGAAGTAGACGGGCTGTTGCAGTCTGTCGCCCAGGTTATCAAGGGTGACGTCACCCCGGAGGGCGCACGCACCCCGGATATGCGCGCTTGGTTCACTGACACTACTAACGCAGCGAAAGCGGACGACAAGTTCTCCAAGGTCAACGCTGACCTGGACGCCACCATCGACGCAGCACGAGCGGAACTGTCTTCCCAGCGCCTGCCACCCGTGGCCGACTTCTTGAAGAGTGCGGGGGAAGCGTCTGCCACCAACGCGAAGACCCTTTGGTCACAGGTAAAGAACGGCAGTCTAAAGGACGTGCTGGTCAAGAACTTCATGCACCTAAACCAGCTGTCCGCGTTCTACGACAAGCTGTTCGCGGGGCGCATTGGGGCGCTAGCTGACGAAAAGTCCGCCATGGAAGCGGCGTTCAACAAGATGAACGCTCGGGATAACGAGCTGTCGTATGAGGGCGAGAAGCTGGGCAAGCAGTCAGTCAACGACTTCGCCCGCGAGTGGTCCGGGTTTGGACGCCGTCAGCCAAGCAAGCACCGTGCGCTCAACACCATGATGCAGTACTCCACGTTCTACAAGGTGTTCCCGGACCGCGCGTGGGATAAGCAGGGCAGCGTGGACTACAGCGCGGCTGGGTACACCGAGGTAGACCGCAAGGCCGCGTTGGCCAAGGTCCAGCAGATGTGGAGCGCTGTGGGTACCGAGGGGCAGTCGATCTATAAGCGGTCCCAGGCGATCTACGAGTCCCGTTGGAACGAGCGCTACGATGCGCTGACCAAGGAGCTGGACCGCATTGGCAAAGTGAACAAGGAGTACGGTGGCGACACCAGCGTTGTGGACGGGAAGATCGTCAAATACAAAGCGGACATACGCTTGGCGCTGGGTAAGTTGAAGGAAGGCCCGTACTCGCCACTCCAGCGCAATGGGGAGCACACCGTAGTGGTCACCGACGCCGGCACTGGGGCGGTAATCCACTTCTCAGCGTACGACACCAAGGAAGCGGCCCAAGCTACCAGTGGGTCTCTACGGGAGCAGTACGCTGCGGACAACTCCGCTGGCAACTACAACGTGATTGTGTCGACCCGTGCGGACTTCGACTCTCGCTTGGGCGGTACCAGCGTGGGGAATGTGGAGTCGCAGCGCCGCACAATCTTGGCTGACGTGGAGTCCATGCTGCCCGCAGGTATCGACGACGCAGCGCGGGCACAGGTGGCTAACACGGTGTCGAACGCACTAACCGAAGCGTACCTTGCTGGGCTGCCTGACCGCGCATTCATGAAGCATGCCAAGACCCGTAAGAACGTCGACGGGTTCGACCTCGATGCGTTCCGCGCTTTCGCGGATTACTCCCTGCGATCCGCGCGGGACATCGCGGGTATTCAGTTTGACGGGCGGATCGCCAGCGCGCTCAACTCGGTGGAGACGTTCGCTAAGGACATCACGCTGGGTAAGATGCGCCCCGACGGGACCAAGGGTGTTTACACCGGGGACACCGCGCTGATCCGTACAGTAGCCGACGCGGTTAAGCGCCAGCATGCGGCGAGCTTGGACGTGACTGAGAACAAACTGGTCAACGGACTGTCGCAGGCGGGGTTCATGTGGTTCATGACTTCCCCCAGCCAGATGTTCCTGAACGCCACCCAGACCCACTTGGTAGCGCTGCCCCGTTTGGCCTCCCAGTATGGCGGGGGCCGTGCGGCGAAAGAGATCCACAAAGCCATGGCGCAGTTCGCCAAGTCGAAAGGCAGCCTGCTCGGTACCGACTCGGTACTGCGTAAGAGTGGGGAAGTCCGAGATCAGGTGATGCTGGACGTACTGCAGCAGCTGCATGACGAAGGCCCGCTGGATCTCACGCAGGCGCACCAAGTGTCTGAGTACGCTGGTGGTCGTAATGCGGCACTGACTCCCTATATGAGCAAGGTGGTGGAGTTCGCTTCGATGTTTATGCACCGGTCGGAGGTATTCAACCGGGAGGTTACGTCCGCTGCCGCAGTGCGGTTGGAGTTGGATAAGCGCGGCGGCTCACTCCCAGCGAAAGGGTCCGCTGAGTACGACACCTTGGTGGCGGAAATGACCAAGCTGGGTACCCGCGCCATTGACACTACCCACTACAACTACGCACAGTCGAATAAGCCCGCAGTCATGCAGGGCGCCGTGGGCAAGTTGGTGTTCCAGTTCCAGCAGTACCGGTTCCACACCCTGGCTATGATGGCCCGTGACATCCGCAACGCGCGGCTGGGCAAGGCAGTTATGGACCCAGTAAATAAGGCCATGGGCAAGGACGTCGTGGCCCTCAGCCCGCTGGATGCTGAGGAAGCACGCGAAGCTCGAGCTGCGTTGTCTTGGCTGCTCGGCATGCAGCTTGCATTCACCGGTGCTGCAGGGACAGTCTTGGCCCCGTTCGCGTTCGGCATAGCTGACGCGTTCCGGGACGATGACGACCTGACAGACAGCCGCACGGACTTCATTAACTACGCTGGCAAGTATATGTCGCACGGCGTGCTCGCGGGGCTGGTGGACACGCAGCGGGTCAGTGCTGCTACACTGATACCCTACTATGGCGAGAAAGGGTACGAGCCAGTGGGCGGCAAATCATCTGACCTGTTCGAGTATCACCTGATGCGGAACCTCGGCCCGTGGGTCGGTCTGCTGGGCGATGCTGTCAACGGCGGGTCCGCACTGATGAACGGCGACGTGTACAAAGCGTCCCAAGGGCTGCTGCCTAAGCCGTTCCGTGATGCTGTCAAGTCGGTGAACGAGACCGCTGGGGGCATCCGCGACCAACGAGGCGTGCTGTACGCTGAGCCTAGCGCACTGTCGTCTGTGACCAGCTTCCTCGGTCTGCGCAGCGCTGAGCGTCGTGACGTCGAGGGGGTGCGGTCTTCCATCTACCGGGCGAATAAGATTTCCAGCAACGCCCGAGATCGCTACCTGACTAAGCTAGCCTTGGCTCAGTCCGAGGGCGACATGCAGGGTATGGCGGAAGTCCGCCAAGAGATCCAGGCGTGGAATAGTAAGTACCCGGATCTGGCTATCACTGGGCAGGAGCAGCGCCGTGCGATAGTATCGCGTGCGCGGGCGCAGTCCATAGCCAGCCAAACCGGAGTCCCTATGGGTAGACTCCCTGGACCAACCATCGACGCGCTGCTAGGACGATGAGCAGCGCACCCCTGGGGAGACCTATATGCCGGCTTATAAGGGTAGACCGTGACTGTGGACGCTGACATCCAAGGACTTAAAGTTGGGCTCGCGTCGGTTACTAACTCGGTCGACAAAATGAGCGCGAAGCTGGACACCATAATGGCTGTCCAGATCGAGGTGGCTAAGCTGCAGTCTGAGCAGCGCCAACTCACTTCGTCGCTGGAGCGCGCGTTCAGTGCAATAGGGGACAACCGACTGCGCATAACCACACTAGAAGACAAGGTGACCCGGTCGTTTGGGTTCGTCCGAGGTGCTATGTTCTTCGGGGCCATCTTGTTTGCATTCATCCAGTGGTACGCCATAGACCAAGTAACGGAACTCAGGGCAGTAGGCCCGCAACTAACTGCAATGGATCGCAGGATTCTTTTGGTCGAGCAGCTGACCGGCCGATTTATAACGACCCCCGAGGGCAACAAATGAGCAAGTTCAAACTTAGCAAGCGGAGCCTTGGGCGTATGGAAGGCGTGCACCCTGATATGGTAAAGGTGGTGCACCGAGCCATCGAGCTGACCGAGACTGACTTTGGCGTTACTGAGGGACTGCGCACTGTGGAGCGCCAGCGCACGCTGGTAGCGTCCGGCGCATCCAAGACGATGAATAGTCGGCACATCACGGGTCACGCTGTGGATCTAGTGGCTTACATCGGCACGCAGATACGCTGGGACTTCGGCCTGTACTACAATTTAGCCGCGGCTATGCGCGCAGCTTCCAAGGAGCTGGACATCCCCGTGGTGTGGGGCGGGTGCTGGCACCTACTGCATAAGACAGACGACCTGGACGCGGCCGTGGCTGACTACGTGGCACGTAAGAAACGGCAGGGTGGACGTGCTCTGCTGGACGGCCCACACTTTGAGCTGTGGCGTGAGGTGTATTCATGAAATTGATAGACGACGTGCGCAACGCGCCTAAGTTCTGGAGCATCCGCCTGTCCGTACTGGCGGCGGCGCTGAGCTCCATGGAGGCAACCATGCCCCTGTTCCGTGGGACACTGCCTGACGGTACGTTCGCAGTACTATCTATGGTGGTGGCTATGGCGGCTGTCGTCGCCCGCACAGTTAAGCAGGAGCGGTTGAAGTGACTGTGCCTTGGCAGGCCATAGCGCTAGTCGTCGTGGCGTCTGCGAGCTTCGGGTCCGGGGTGCTAGTCACCCACTGGAAACAGGGTAACGATGCGTTCCACGAGCTAGAGCGAGAGAACGAGCAGCGCGCACTGGTGGACGGGGTTGTGGCAGCGGTAACTAAATCGACGGTCGAGGCCATCGGGGAGATCCAAATTGAGAACCGCAATGTTTACCAGCGGACGCGGACGGAAATCGTTCGTGAGCCTGTTTATACTGAGTGCTTGGTTCCTGCTGTCGGGAGCAGCCTGCTCAACGAAGCCCGCAGCCCCTCTGGTAGCGCAGGAAGCGCTGCTGCAAGAGTGCCCACCGATGCCACTAATCCCGGTGAATGACGCGGGGGAGATCCCAATGGGGGAGCTGACCTTGGCGGACATCGAGCTGGCTGGTATGTACCGGGTATGCGCGGAATGGCACCGGGGACTAATCAACGCAGTGAGGGCGCACCAATGAGTGAGTTTATCCAGCGGGAGAATTGGGCCAAGGGCATCAACAACCGGGACAACTCACTCGACGTGGCTGGCGGGTTCGTGCGCGACAGTGTGAACGTGGACCACTTGTCTAGTGGTGTGGTGGCCCTGCGGTCTGGGTTCCAGTCGGTGTACACCGGCACCAATGTTCGTGGGGCATTGGGCGTAGGTGACTATGTCCTGGTAGCTGACGGCGAGGATCTGGTGGCGTTCAACGCTGCTAGTGACTCCGCGACAGTGGTGGGTGCTATTGCCGGCGCCGGACTATTCGCAGGTGACGTGCTCAACGGCGAGCTGTTTTTCGCCACGGAGAACCAGTGCTTGCGATTTAAGCAGGGGGTTCTCCGCCGGTGGGGCGTGCCAACGGTTACTGCGCAGCCTGTCCCGTCACTTACCACGGGTGGGCTGATGCCTGGAACGTACCAAGTGGCTATGACCTGGATGAACGACTTCGGGGAGGAAGGCGGTACCCGAGGTGGGGTGTCGATCACGGTAGCCGAAGGACAGGCCATCGAGGTAACACTGCCAGCTATGACGGGGTACACGCCGCGCTTGTATGTCAGTGCGGTGAACGGGGCGACCTTCTACCTGCAGGACACTGGCGCCGGCAATAAGCGGGTCAACTCGGTGCGTGACGACTTGGAACGCCTAGAGACTATGCACCTACGTGAGCCTGTCCCTAGCGCGCAGATTGTCACGCAGGGCAGCATGATGCTCATGGTAGACGGATCGGTGCTGTGGAACACCATGCCGATGGCACCTCACTTGCGGCAGCCTATGCGTGGGTTCGCGCAGTTCGCGGAGCCTATTGGGTTCGTGGGTAGTGTCGATGACGGCGCGTTCGTCAGCGCAGACCGTACGTTCTTCCTGCGCGGGGTGGAGTCTGACGAGCCCCAGCTGGTGGAAGTACAACCTACTGCGGGGGTGCCGGGAACACTAACCAAGGTGCCCACCACCGACGGGAAAAGCAGCTCCCGTGTTGCGTGGATGACCAAGGATGGACTAGCGATTGGGTCCACCGGTGGCGCAGTTGAATTGGTAAGTCAAGCTAATTTCGCTCCGCAGTTGGCTGCCACAGGAAGCTCAGGTATAGTTGTGCACAATGGAAACCAGCAGGCTGTGACAGTTATGCGTGGTGGCAAAGGGTCGAACCCACTGGCGGCGTCTGACTCATACGAAGCGGAGATAGTACCGACATGAATGCACACGACGTCCAAGGCAATAGCGGCCGGTTAGGTTTCGTATGGCAGGGGGAGATTACACTGCCCTCTGGCATCATCCTCCCAGCGGGGCCGCCCGTTAAGAATATCATCCCGCAGGTGGGTATCAACCACTTGGTGGGGCTGCTGCGTGGTACCACGTCAGTCATATCGAACTGGTATGTAGGCGTGGGTGAGGGCGACTTTGTTCCCACGTCGGCAACCGATTCGTCCGTACTGCAGAGCAGCGTGCAGGAGTCCACTGCGTACAGTGAGTCTACCCGCCCTCTATGGAACAACACGTTCGACGGTACCTCGATCATCACCAACTTGGCGAACCGAGCGGAGTTCAGCTTCACGTCAGCCAAGCGTCTGTACACTGGGTTCCTTGCCGCATCGTCCACTAAGGGCGGCGCATCCAGTACCCTACTGTCGATAGCGCGGTTCACCAGTCCGTACGACGTACCAGCGGGCAGTACTTTCCGACTGGCTGTGTCCCTGACTCTGTTGCCGGAGGTCTGATCATGGGGATGACAGCGTACGCTACCCTGCAGACCTTGCAGTATCGCCTAACAGCGGAGACAGTCGACGCCCGCCCTACTGGGTGGGAAGTTAGCCTGCACTCCGGGGCTCCAGGTACCGACGGCACAGCGAACGAGATCACCGACGCTAACTACGTGCGTCAGTCCATCGGATTCGACGTGGATGTGACCAACCCGGCGCTGCCTTTTTTGGCAAACGACGCGCTTATTACTTTTCCTGCTGCTGACGCGGCGTTCAATGTGACCCATGCGGTCGTGTGGAGCACTGATGGCGGAGACCCAGAGGTCAGCCAGCGTCTGCAGGTAGACAAATCAATTGCCATAGGTGAGGCCGCGACCTTTGCCGTGGGTGAGTTCACCGTTGGAGGTAACGCCTGATGAAACGCAGCACAGGACTACGCAACTACTTGCTAGCCACGGGGTCTTTCAAAGGCGCCATGGACGGTAAGATAATCAAGATGTTCGGTGGCACTATCCCAGACAGCGCAGACGCTGCAATTGGCGGCGCTACTCTGCTCGCTACGATCACCCTGAACAACGACGGCACCACGGGGCTTACCCTGGCGGCGTCTGCGGCTAGCGGCCAGATCACGAAGAACTCCAGCGAGGTGTGGGAGGGACTTATCGTCGCTACTGGCACTGCTACGTTCTTCCGCATGCAGACCGCAGCCGACGACAACGCGCTGTCCACCACCGCTGTTCGCGTCCAAGGTACGATTGGGCTGGCCAGCGCGGACATGCTGCTCAGTAACACCACGCTGACCTCGGGCAACGTCCGTCGCATAAACTCGTTTGTAGCGTCCATCCCCGCAGGCTAAGAGGGTCGTCTGATGACCAACCGCCTAGTAAAGCTGGCGCGTAGCGAGTATGTACCAGCGGTGGAAGAGGTCATCGGGAACCCTGCGTACTGCACCACTACAGTGCGCACTGTCCCAGTCACCCGGCTGGTGTATGTGCAGTCTGGCCTGTCGCAAGCCGAAGCCCTGCAGTTCCTGCTAGACAACCCGGAGTACGAGGGTGTGTCCGTGGGGCAAGGGTCGTGGCAGCCCGTTACTACCTATGAGCAGCGCACCATTGTTCAGTGCTACCCAGAGACCCTTCCGGTCGAGGGGCGCGACTCAACCACGAATTACAACAACCTGCCGGGGTGGAACGCCGGTGCCCGCTCCATAGCAGCCACGTCTGGGGATCTGCAGGCTACGTTCGACTTCCTCACCAGTGGCGTTGGTATGGTTTGCGGGCTGGCATCCCCAGGCGCGGACACCTCCGCCCTTGGCTCTGTGCAGCATGGACTGATGTTCACCGGTGACACCCTCGTTGTGGTGGAGCAAGGCACTATAGTTGCGGACAGCGGAATCGAGCTGGACGTGGACACCGTGGTATCTGTCGTGCGCCTTGGCGACGTGATCACCTACTACGTGGACGACTGGTCCTTTGCTAGCACCGTGCCCTCCCAAGGGCCAGTGGTACTTATGGCTGTGCTGTACATCGCCGGTGACTACGTCGATAACCCGGTTATGACCCCGCTGGTGGCTATGTCAGCGCGCGCCCCGTGGGGCTGGAATGACGCATTTGAAGCGTCCGCAATGCGGGTATCTTCCTCTTGGGGTTGGGGTGGGTCAGCGGCACTGAACGACGGGTTCGTGGATATGCAGATCCCCGTCGACATGGTGGCTAGCGACTACGACTTCGCCGTGGTGGATATGTCTCTCGATGGGATGACCTTGCGCTTGGAAGGAGGGTTCCCCGAGGTGTCGTCCTCCACCGTGGACATGCAGATCCCCCTGGTTATGATCTCCCAAGTAATCGACGTCGACATGGTGCAGGCGGACGTGGAGTTCCCTGTAGACATGATCGCCGGCGACTACGACTTCGCCGTGGTGGATATGTCACTGGGCGGGTTGGACGGCCGCGCTGTGGTTAGCGACGACCCCGAGGGCACTGGCTCCGCAGCGGAGTTGCTGTTCGCCGTCGACGCGTACTCCAGCGACCCTGTTATCTACGCAGTACTAAACAGCACACTGCGCGCTGGATCCACACTGGACGTGCTGATCTCGATAGACGCTGCGCTGCAGGACTACTTGCTGCCCAGCGACGAGGCCAACGCCACCCAGGTGCTAACCGCTATTATCCAGTCGGGGATTCGCTGCAGTGATAGCGCTAGTACTATTCGCGCCGCAGTACTGCAGTACGTGACCAATATTGTCACTGGCGCAGTCGGTCGGTACGACGGCTACGACTTCTCCGGTTTCTGCTCTACCTCCCGTGCCAGTTTCGGGTGGAAGCCAACGGGCCTGTTCAAACTAGGCGCGATGGGTGATGACGGGCTGCCTATCCAAGCGCTGGTGGACTTCGTGGCCGAGGACTTTGACACGCCCACTGTCAAGCGCCTGCGCGCTGTGTACTTCGGGATCCACACGGACGGCCAGTTGCTCGCCAAGATTACGGACGACCGTGGCGACGAGGTTATCTACCACGTGGAGCCGTTCGGTACCGAGTCCAGATTGCGTGCGCAGCAGGGGCGGTCCGCTCGCCACTGGCGTCTGCAGCTGCAGATTATCGACGCAACCGAGGCGGACCTTGATAACATTGAGTGGGTGGCGGGATCTACTTCACGCCGCATGACGAGGTAACGACAGTGACTAACTACAGCGACACTACGGGCCAGCTCTTCGACACCGTCACCACGGCGCTGGATCGTGCGTCGCTGAGTGCCGCGCGTATCGGGGGCAGTGCTAAGCCGTCCCTGAAAGAGACAGGCTTCTCCCTCCAGATCCCGGACCTCAACATGGGGGAGCCGCCGAAGTTTAGCGACCTCTTGGACGGGTCCGATAGTGCGGGGGTGATAAACGCCGAGATCAATGACCAAGTGGATGAGTGGCTTGCGAAGTACTTCCCGTCCATTAACTCCGGGTTCCAGAACGTACCGGATGACTACCTGATCGGCGTTGTCAGTCAGACCAAACCGTACGGCGCGGACTCCACCGTTCTGGAGTTGGTATGGCAAAAGCAGCGCGACCGTGCGTACCGCACCTCGAACAGTGAGAAGCAGACGCTGTACTCGCGGTTCACATCTGCGGGATTCACTCTACCACCGGGCGCGCTGGTTGACGCCGTGGCTCAGTCGGAGCAGCGCGCTACTGACTCGATCCTGGACGCAAACCGCGATGTGGCACTCAAGGACGCGGACATCAAGGTGGACATTCTCAAGCACGCAGTGGGTATCGCTGCCAGTTTGAAGCAGGGGATATTGAACACCAGCGCTGAGTTCTTCCGCACTTACTATAAGGCGTACGACCTGGACGTGGATAAGATGCGTACCCGCGCCTCGGCCTACAACTCGTACTACCAAGCACTGTCTACCTACTACGGGGTCGAAGTGTCCATGGAAGGTCTGCGTCTTCGCGCTGGTCAGACCACGGCGGAGGTGGACAACAACATCGACCGTAACCGCATTAGTGTCTACGCCGAGGACGGCGCTGCCGGCGCTCACGCCCAAGCAAGCCGTGGCTTCGCAGACATTGCAGCCTCCGCCTCCACCGCAGCAGGCACGCTGGTGGCAGAGATCGAGACTGGCGGCTTAGCGTGATCCGGCGCTCGCTGTCAGTTGGCGGGGTCCGCTGGCTGCGGCGGGCTCAGACCTTAGCAGGCATCATCAAGGCCAAGGCGGGGGTCAAGCGGGAGGTTCAGGACGGGTATATCTTGGAGGGGCGCAAGAGTAATAACGTGCGTATCGCCACGGTGCTCGACCCACTCAGCCTGCTGTTCTTTGTCGGCCCTGGTCCGTTCGCCCCCACTGGTAGCTTTGACGGCGGGTACGGATCTACGGACACCCCCACTACTGAGATGGCCCGCGACAACCTGAACTGGTACTGGCATGTGGATCCACTGCCGCTGGCGGACACCCCATGTCGTAGGCTGTACACCGTGCGCCGTGCTAGTCTCCGGGCGCGCAGTGAGGCCGACGCTGATACCTCGGCAGAGTACAATGCGTTCCAGCACGGCTCCTTAGAATTCGATACTGGGTACCGCACCTACGGACTGTCCACAGCGAAAACGATCACGGTCGGTGGGTCGCAGCGCGTTGTGTACTACCGCACGGTTGCGAACCCCGTGTTCTACGCGTTTACGTTCAGCACCTACTACGGATACCCGAACGGGTCATTCAACGCGGAGGGTGGGTTCGTAACGTCAGATCCTGGTGGCGGAGCGTACGGCCTCGCCATGGACAGCGACTGGTTGGAGAACTACCTTGGCGACGGATCGCAGGTGGTGATGGATTGGCCCGAGGGGGGTACCAACCCCTACACCATCTGGACCAGTGACAGTGACGGTAGCCGGTTCCAAGCTCCGTGGATCTACGGATCACTGGTAAGCCATGGTAGTGGGCAGGCTGTGTGGCAGGTGTGCGGCCGCGTTACCCAGGCTCCAGGTGGAACCCGTGATTACTGGGGATCTCGTAAGTTAGTCGCCCTGCGAGTAGTGGTAACTGACAACGGCGCCGACGTGTCGCCTACTGCGGTACCGGGCGCAGTTACTTACTACGACCCTGCGCTCAGCAGTGACCCTGCCCGCGTACCAGACCCTGACGACTCCCCGGATATGTGGCGCCGCAACTCGTTCTGCGCTCCGGCTATCGGTCCGCACGGCGCCATGGTTATCGGCCAGACTGTACAGCAGGACGTTGGGTCGCTCGTGTCCCAGTACAGTGCCGTGCTGCTTACCACGTCAGGTGCGTTCGTGGAGCTCGACCTTACCGCTGTGGATCCCCGTCGCAAGACTTGGTTCATTGGGGGCGACGAGGTCGATGGTATCGTGTACATGCTGAACCCCTACCTGCGCGATGGTGTCATGGCGGTGGTCGACGCATCGAACGGGTCCGTCATCGAGGTAGCTGTGCCAACGTGGAAGGCTCCGCTGGCTACTGAGTCCGCAGGTCGCTACTCCGAGGACCACATGCGCAACCAAGTGACGTGGATCGGGGACAATCTGCTGGCGTTCCCCGTGGCTGACGCAACGGGACTCACGGTGGCGCTCGCTACTTACGACGTAATCACCGGCGCTGTGGTGGTGTCCGCGCCCATGTTCTCCGACACACTCACTAATATGCGCGGTGGTGTATCCAAAGTGGGCGTTGTGCAGCGCCAGATTACGGCCGAGGACGACACCGTTACCCCCGCTGTCCTACTCGCTGGCTACAACAATGGCACGCTGGCGTCCAGGGTAGCTACCGGGCGCTCCTATATCAGTTACGATTCTGGTGTAACATGGAGCCAGATCAGTTCTATCTACGGCCCGTCCAGGGCTATCGGCGTCGTCGGCAACGGGCTCTACTACCCCAAGCCGGGGCAGATGTGGAGACCGCAGGTGTGATCGACGTTCATGTTCTGACTCACAGCGGCACCAAGCCTGCGTGGCTGGAAAGATGTCTCCGCTCGCTTGCCCGCGAGGATGTTACCGTACACGTGGTCGCTGGGGTAGAAGGCAGCGTGGGCGCAGGGCGCGCGAAAGGATACGCGCTCGGCAGTTGTGAGTTCGTGAGCTACGTGGATTCAGACGACTACGTTATCCCCGGCGGTTACGCGCTGAGCTTGGAAGCGATGGCTACCCACAGAGCTGTCGTACCTCGGGAGTTCGTTGAGTACGGCGATGGCCGCAGGCACAGATTTACCAAGTCGGGGCACAACGGGGTAGTATATCGGCGCGCAGACATAGAACCGCTGATACCGGCGATGCATGCAGCACCTTACGCAGTAGACGTGTTGACGCGCAGACAGCTAAAGCCCGCGAAGCTCGAGCATATTGGTTACGTCTGGACAGTTCATAAAGGTGGCTGTCATTCACTGCTTTCACTAGAAACAATAATGCAGGAGGAAGCACAATGGCTTCTTACGGCCCGGTAATACTGCGGTTCTTCTCCTTCGACGAGAACACCTACAGCGTGGGTGAAGCAGCGGTGTTCACGCAGAGCGAAGCCTCGTATGGCGACCCGACTGCAATCTACACGAGTGTGTACCCACTCAACGAGGGCATCTTGTCCGTTCCCTTCGACTACACGGACACCGCCACGTCGATAAACATCCTCAACGATGACGTTCCGGACGGACTGGAATTCATCGACGTTGAGTTCATACCAGTTGTGGCGGGGGTGAGCTTCCCTATTGACCCACTGAACCCGCCGCCCGAGCTGACTATGGTACTCTCCAACTATTACGCTGGTGGTGTAGTACAGATCGGGGCGTACTCCGGCGGTGAGTTCTTTGCCATGGGTGAGCAGGAACTGACCATAGACGACAACTTCGGCCTGTACACCTTGTACCTGACCGCGCTGCCAGTGCCACAGGTAGCGTCGTTCTGGACCGGGTATGTAAACACTTACGAACTGGCTGACACGACTATCCCGCTGCCTCCGCCCCCGGATGTCGGGTAGTACTGGGTCGGGCAGGGCGGGTACTACGCTGGTATCATCACGCAACCCGGTGGCGACCAGTACCATATTATTGTGGCAGACAAGGCGCTCGAAGCATCTGGCCTGTCATGGCGGTCTAATTTCGTTACCACCCCCGGCGCTTACAGCAACATTGACGGCCCAGCTAACACCGCTGCTCTGGTAGGGATCGCCGCGAGCACCCCGGCTGCTGACTACTGCGCCGGCCTGACTGTAGACGGACACAGCGATTTTTACCTTATGTCTGGGGCTGACTATGACGACAACGTAGATGGCGGCTGGGAATTCTGTGATGCGTACTTCCTGTGGCAGCAGCTTGCCCCCTCCCGGAACGTGGAGAACTTTAAGTCAGGCCAAGCGCAGGCGTTTAGCTCAAGTGAGTTCTACTGGTCAAGTACGGAGTCTAAAGACGGGGGGGGCGTACTACGGCTATGAGGCGCAAGTAACCCGCCTGTCAGACGGGGCTGTGAACATATCATTTGTCACCGGCACCTTTGATCTTGTGCGACCTATACGCCGGGTGCCGGTGTAGCCGGGTTTGCGGCCTCTAAGCACCGGTACGCACGTGCGCGTAGTCAGTGTAGCGGACGATCTGGCGAGTCTCCGCGTCTCGCTGCTTGGTCCACTTCTTGATCTCGCGCACGGTGTACACGGTGACTACCACGTCGTTGCGCACGATCAAGATAGCTCCGCCGGGGGTACGGTGGTACGTGCACTGGGGGTGCCACTCGCTGCCCTGTTTCTTAGCCAGGGTCAGGCGGCGCAAGCAGTTGACTATGGCCTTGCTGGGGCGACGCAGATCCTCCAGCTCCACCAGTGCATTCAGGTGAGGGCAGCGTTGGCGCCACCGGTTCATCGCATGATTAGAAAAGTTCATGGGCGGTAGTACCTCCATAGGTTCTTTATTGGTTTGCCTTTGCTCCGCGCGTACACCACGCAGTTGCCTGTCCCACCGGCGGTACCATCATGCAGTGCCAGCACCGCAGACGTGTGGTCCACCATCCACTCGTTGCGCGTCTGCATCTTATGTGCGGCGTACCCGCCCTCACAGACGTAGACTATCTTGGACGCGTAGCTAAGGTACAGGCGGTACAGCTCTTGGCTGCGGGATGGCCAGTTACCCTCCTGCCCATGGAACGGCACAGCGGCGAGGAACGGAATGCCCAGGTCCATGCACGCTGCGGCCACTGCTTGGTCCCACCCCAGCGCCATACCGGTGACCACCCCGGTGGGGGCGATCTCCTTGAGGTGGGTGTACGCCAGCCGCTCCAGTGCTACCTGCACCGACCGATCGTATCCGCCGAGCTTGTCCGGGCGGTGCCCGGTGACGCAGATTATCTTACTCACTGGCGCGCTCCTGCCGGGATGCGGGGGCGCCCCCGCAGTGGCGGTAAACCCACTTACTTTTGCACCCAGGGCAGAGCAGCTTAACGGCCATCAGCGCTTCGTCCAGCAGCGCCTTAGTCTCGTCGCATTGCTGCTCAAGAGCCGCTATCCGCGCCTTGTCTGCTGCGCTCGCTGCCCCTTGCTTTGCTGCTGTCTCACATGGTCCGCACAAATAGCCAGCCACGCACCTCTCTCCGTGCCCTGTAGTCCGTCCGCAAGATTTATCGCTCATGGCTTTGCTCCTTGGTGCCCGGTGCGAAACATTTCCTGGATGGTCCGCAGGTCTTCATCTAAGGGTTCGTGGCGAAGGTAAAGCACTACAGCTCTCGGGTGCCCTGCGTCCCGGCCGATGCCGGAAAGCTCAATTGCGGCGGGGGCTGGCGATGGTTGCGGGGCGGTGTAGAACGGGATGCCAATGCCTTTCTTGCATTCCCACCAAATTCGGCGTGGCCTTCCGTCTATAAGCTGGCCCGGCTCGCTGCTTTCCGCAACCCACGCCAGCGGCTCCTGCTCCACCCGCTCAGCAGGCGTGGGGGACGTGCGGCACACCTTGCAGACTATGCGGCGCTTGTGTCCATAGAACGATCCTTTGCAGTTGCAGCAAATGCATTCGTACTTACCTTCGCCGCCTGCGTAGTCTTCTGGGAAGCTCTTTGATTCTTCACTCATAAATTTCTCCGGGTGGGTAATGCCGCTGCCGCGCTACTGCACGGCGCCTGCGGGTTCGATGTAAGTGCCAGCGGCTACGCTGCCAACGATGGATGCGCTGCCAGACAGCGCGGGGTTGTTGAAGTCGATCAACCAGCACCACGTCTGGGCGCCGCTGAACTGAGTGCCTTTGCCCAGCGTCTGCTTGCGCGCGGGGTCCAGCAGGATGTTCTTCGACATCAGCTCGCCCTGCACTTGCTTGACGTCCATGCCCCTGTCCTGGCAGAACTTGCGGAAATGCGCCCGGTCGAAGAACAGCTTGCCAGTGTGGCGTTCCAGTCGGATTCGGAGCTGGTCACTGGATGGGTGGATGGACACTTGGGCCAGCGTAGTGCCTGCTGCTTCGCTCTGCAGCACCAGCATGGCACGCAAGTTGCTGTTGATATAGTCGGACACCATCGACTCAGCAGTGCGGACAATGTCGGTAATCGTGGTACGCATGCCCTGGATGGTGCGGACGGAGAACGCGAACAGCCGCGCTATGTCCACGTTGGTCATGCCGATCTCGTTGGAGACCTCGAACGCAGCCAAGATGGTGGCCGGCACGGCGGACCAGAACCGCTCCGAGCTGCTGACACCCGCTGCCTTATCCACTTCGCGGATCCACTCGCGCACTCGACCGTGTACCTTCTCCATGTTCTGGATGACGGCGCGGATAAAGGGTTCACCTGCTACACCATAGTGGTTGTTGAGCTGGTCGAAGTTGGCGTCGGCCTCTTCCTTAGTCAGTGTGTTTGGTGGTACCCGGTATTCAAATATGCGGCTGGCTTCCGCCGAGGCGTCGCCCTTCGCCATAGACAACCTGCTGTGCAGTGAGGCGTTGGATGTAGACAGTAGCATCGTGTTCCAGTTGCCGAAGTTCTCCTGTGCTTGGCCGTTCTGCTGCAGCTTCTGGCGGCCCTGCCCCTGGGTGATGGCGTACGCCAGGTCACTCACGCGCTCAGGGTCCAGGTTGGTGATCTCGTCGTGTGTGACGGGCAGGTTGTTGAGCGTGCCGATCTTGGCGTAGAAGCCCTTCCACGTATCACGCTCCATGTTCACCCAACCCATCGTAGGTCTGCCCCAGATCGAGTTAGCACACAACGCTGCTGAGGACTTGCCTGTGCCGCGATCACCGACGACGGACACGATGGCACCATTGAAGTTGGTGAACCTGAACAGTGGAGCTGCCAGCCCCACTCCGAACGCGAACTGGTGCCCCTCCATACCAGGGCGCTCGAATATAGCGACGATCTTCTTCCACCCTTCCAAGTCACCCTTGGGCGGGATCCAGTTCAGTGCGTTGCGGATGTTCGTGCTCGGCTCGATGGGGGTGGACCCGGTTGCACGGACGACGAGGTCGGGCAGTACGAACGATGCGTCATCGTCCTGCCAGCCCAGCTGGGCGTACACGGTTTCAGCCCGCGCGCATTTCTGTAGTTCTCTTAGATAGGCAACCATATATTGTGTCAAAACCTCTACTTTGCCAGTGTCGACCATGACGCCTGCATCACCTAGCTTGCGGGTCAAAGAACGACGGTCATAGAAATCGGCGGCAGGGATGTTGCGCTCCTGCCAACCCTCGTGTGGTAGCCACATGCAGACGACTACGCACAGTGCGTCTTGGCGCTGGTCAAACACAAGCTTGGACGGGTAGATGTCGAACTCGTAGATCACCTCGTCGAAGTCGATCCCTGTGTCCTTACTGTCCATGTTCATAGCGATGTAGCAGGCGTCAGCCTCCCGCATCTTTACCCGCTTGAACGGGTGCGGTGGTGGGGGCAGCGCTACTTGCACCATCGCATTGGTCGCTACGTCGTGCACTTCCACGGTGGGTGCTGGCGCTGCTTCCAGCTCACGTGCTGCTTGCAGCGGCGTCTTGATGTGGCCCCGGTACTTGCAACCAGCGCAGAGCGTTGGGTTGTGCATTTCAAACGTGCTGCACAGGGTAGGGCCAGTGCCGCTGTTTTCGTGCTGGATAATCTTGCTGTCCACGTTGTCCACGCTATAGCCGGAATAGCCTTGGCTCATTGCGTGGATACCCTTGTGGCCTTTCTCCGCGAACCGCAGGCAGCCGATCATCGCGTACCACTGCGGCTCGCTGACTGCACCTGGGTTCTGCAGCTGCCACAATAACTGCGGGCACTTCTTGACCACGGCACTGGCAAGCGGTGGGGCGATGCCGGCCCCTTGCGCCGCGTCCACGTTAATATTAACCGCGGGGATCAGGTTGCGCAGGTGCTCTGGTATGGCGCCCAGCATGCTCTGCGGCTCGACGTACTGCTGTGGGACGGACACTGCGTACTGGTCTTTCAGTCGGTCGATCAGTCCAGTCATAAAGTCGGTGTCGCTGACCACGCCCTCGACGCCTACCTGGACTGGACGCGGGGTGCCCGTCTTCCAGTTGAACGTGCCGACCGGGCGTAGGACAGACGCAGGGTCTGACGTACGCGACGGGTCCGCGCGGAGCTTAGCACTGACTGTCAGCGCCTTGAGGGTCGCTGCGTATTTGTACCACTCCGACGCATCTAATGGCTGGGTGAGCGGCCAGTACACGTGGATACCACCGCCCGAGCTGGTGATGAACGGCTTGGGCAGGCCCATCTGCGCGATGAACGACTTGAGCGCGGTGAGCGCTTCGGGTACAGACGGGTACTTACTTGCGTCGTCCGGGCCGATGTCGATGTCCAACCAGAACGCCTTGGTCTGGTCGCTGTTCTTCCCGCCCCGGATCTTAACTCCGGCCGCGTCGCGCTGAGCCTTGTTCATGTGCGTGAAGTCTTCGCGGACTGTAGACAGCGCGAAGAACACATCGCGGCCATCGGTCTCGGACAGGTGCGACGCAGCAGCGGCAGCGGACTCGATGGACGGGTAGCAGGAGTGCTTGTGGTACTTGTGGGTCTCGCCGTCCTTTACAAATGAGGTCGGGACGGAGAGCAAATAGAGCCCTTCGCTCGGCCATACGAGGCGCAGAAAGTTAAGCGTATTCACACACGCCTCCTATTTTTTAGCGTTCAGTTTCAGGAGCAGGGAGGCGATAAGTTCGCGTCGGTCGGCGTGCTTGGCGGTGCTCTTGAATGAGTGGTAAGGAGTGCCACCCTTAGCAGCGTTGAACGCATTCAGTGCGTTAATGCCATCAGTTACTGGACGGGCCCGGTGCCAATACAGACGGTGTACTTCTGCGTTGCCTCGGGCAGCGCGGATCCAGCGACAGAACGTGTTCGGGTTAATGTTGAATATGGCAGCGCAATCACGGCCACTGGTCCCTGTTGCGGCGCAGAACGCCAGCAGCAGTGCCAGGAAATCGGCCCTTTCTTTTTCGTTTAACATGTGTTGCTCCTTGTGAGTTTGGGGGTCCGAAGACCCCCGCGCCTGACTATCTTAATCGTCGAAGCCGTCGAACACACTAGGATCAACGCCGGTCATTACTTGCGGCTGGTTCACAGGTTGCTGTGGAGCCTGCTGTTGCTGGGGTGCAGGCTGGCCGAAACCACCACCGCCGAACGCGTCGGGTGCTGATTGCTGCGGCTGCTGCTCGTACTGCTGCGGCTGCTGCTCGTACTGCTGCGGCTGCTGCTCGTACTGCTGTGGAGCTGCTTGCTGCTGTGGAGCTGCTTGCTGCTGTGGAGCTGCTTGCTGCTGTGGAGCTGCTTGCTGGGTAGTAGTGGGGCGTGGCGCTGCGCCACCCAGGCCCATTGCCTCGTCCTCAGCCATTTCCGCTTTGGTGCGACGCGCCTTACCTTCCATAGCCTTACCCGGCACACGGCCCGATGGCAGTACCGCAGGGATGCCACCTGCAGGTGCAGTCTGTTGCTGGGGAACCGCTTGTTGTTGTGGAGCCACTTGCTGCTGTGGAGCTGCGCCACCGAACACGTCGGCTGCAGACTGCGGAGCTGCGCCACCGAACACGTCGGCTGCTTGCTGCGGTGCTTGCTGCTGCGGTGCTTGCTGCTGCGGTGCTTGCTGCTGCGGAGCCACGTACTGTTGTTGCGGTGCTTGCTGCTGCGGTGCTTGCTCAGGGTTGTAGTTGTTGGGCGCAGCCGAACCGTAGCGCTCGACCGGAGGTGCCATGTACTGCTGGGGGGCTGCTTGCTGCTGGGGGGCTGCTTGCTGCTGCGGGGCTGCTTGCTGCTGCGGGGCTGCTTGCTGCTGCGGCTGCTCGTACTGCTGTGGAGCTGCTTGCTGTGGAGCCACGTACTGTTGTTGCGGCGCCTGCGGTTGGTGCGCAAGGGCTGGTTGGGCTGGAGCTGTGGGCATGCGCAGCACTTGGACGTCAGCCAGACCAGCGAACATCCGGGCTTCCTCGGTGCTGTGGCGCTCTACGACGACGGGCATGGCCTGCTCATTCACGTAGCCTACCGGGCGAAATTTCAGCTTGGGGTACGACGCGTCCTGGTCGAACGTGAATTCAGTCACGACCGCGAAGTAAGGAACTTGCGGGGGCAGGTTACGCAGGAACCCGCCAAAGTCGGCCATCGAGGCTGCGGGAATAGCCAGCCGCAGGATCTCGCCCCGTGGGTTATTCGGGTCGATAACAGCGATGGTCTTCTTGTCGGTGCATGCCTTGGACTTCGCCTGGGTCTGCGGGTTGATCTTCGACCCGAACACGTTCTGGGGGCACGCCGCGCAGGTACCGCACTGGGGCTTCTCACTATCTGCCCGTGGGGTAACACCATCGTCGGAGGCACACACTGGTGGAGACGCGTCGTCGTCCGGGTTCCACGCGGTGTCGTAGAACGTCTTGGTCATGCCGGGGTTAGCGTGCAGGATGACGAGCTGCAGGGCCAGCGCGTTAGTAGGCGTCTTAACCGAGCCTCGTACCACGGCGAAGCGGCCACCTTTGATGCTAATGTGGTTGACGGACTCACCACCGGTACCAGCGGCAGCGGCTTTGTTAGCTTCGGCAGCGGCGGTTGCATACTGCTGCATGTAGGCAGGGAGCTGCGCCTGCTCAAATGGGATTACTTGGTTCATTAGTTATTTCCTTTCAGGTTAGTTGGGCTATCGCCCGTTACTTACTACGACGGATTTCAAGCACGCGCTCAGACGTTACCTCGATGCCGTCAGGCAGATTACCTTCGTTCTTTTCCATGTACTCGTCGACTGACTTGGACGCAGCGCGCAAGGTTATCAGTTCGATCTGCCCCGTGCGCTTAATGAACGCGATGAACTTCTCACGGTCCTTTATGTTCACGAAACGCTTAGTCTTGGTGATCAGCGTGCCGGCATCGAAGCTCCCGCCTTTCGCACCGGTCTGGTTCAGCTGACCCAAGAGCCACGCTTCGCCTTTAGCCATTTCTGCTTTGATGCCAGCGGTGGCCTTCTTGTGCTCAGCGTCCATCAGGGCCAGCTTATCGCGGCGGTCCAAGATCCCTTGGATAATATCGTTGGTCAAGTTGCTAGGTTCGCCGCTCACGTTACACCTCCAGAGATTCAGTGATAGCCGCTACGCGGGCGGCCATCTGGTCCAGCTTAAACTCCACGTCTGAGATATTGCTGGCTATTGGTGACATCGGCGGCTTGGCCGCAGCTGGTGTGGAGCAGTCGAGCTGCCCGCCTGCCGGGGGTTTCATACTGACCGGGGCTAGGCGCTTCGCCAGCGTGGTAACTTCTATCTCCAAGGAGCTAACCGTGGACTGCAGGCGTAGTATCTGGGCAGTGATGGGGCGGTCTTTGCCTATGGAGGGCATCTTGGCTGGGCCGGCCGGTGCGGGGGTAGGTGTTGCACCGGGGTGAACAGGGCCACCCAAGCTAGGTGCGCCGCGCATGAGTTCTTCTTCTGTCATGGTAGTTCTCCGGGTTGTTGAATATAAATAAGGGCAGCTATGCCCTACGTGGATCACTCTAGTAGCTGTACTACTTTGTGTCAACTAATTAATTCGAGGGAAGCCCTAATTCGTTCTTGAACATAGCGAGCACAGCGTCCTGCATGCCCTGCTTAGTCTTGAGCATCGAGTACACTTCCAACTCCAGCGGATTAGATGCGATGCACGCTACCGTCATGGCGTTGACCTGCCCCGGCCTGTCCATGCGGTTGTTCGCCTGCTCGAATATCTCTAGGTCCATGACGGGTCCGAACCACACTGTCAGGTCGGCACGGGTCAGGGTGAGCCCGTGTGCTGTGGTGGCAGGGTGGGCTACCAGTACCTTGCGCCTTGGGTCTTGCTGGAACTCCGAGAATATCCGCTTACGTTCCGTGCGACTGACGCTGCCGTCTACTACCTCCACGTCGAACTGCGGTTCTTCGTCCTCCGACCCCTTGGCGTACTCGCGCAGGTGCTCGGCTACCCGCATCAGTGACTTGGTGTAGGGAACGAACACGATCACGTTGTTGCTGGACCCATCGACCAGATCCGTCAGCACACTCAGACGCGGCTTGGCGTCCAGGTAGTGCACGTCGCTGAACTGGTCGTACACCGCGCCGAGGGAAATCTGCAGCAGCTTCTGCATCTTAGTAGCCGCGTGCGCTGCAGTGATGTCTATACCGCGCACCTCTGCTACTAGCTCTTTGCGCATGCCGTCGTAGGCTTCGCGCTGCTCCTTGGTCATTTCCGCCATTAAGGTGGTGAACGTGATCGGCGGTATGTCCAGGCAGTCTTTCTTGCGGAACCGGATACTGGGCTGCAACGCGGCGCACGCGCGCTCGAACGCATCGGGCTTAGGGATCCACTTGTACTGGGTAATCTGGATCATCAGGTCGTCACGGAACGCGGTGAAGTACCCAGGCAGACTGCGACCCCCCAGCAGCTTACCCAGCCCCCACACCTGCGTTGGGTCTTTGGGGCACGGCGTACCGGTCAACAACCACATGAAGTCCGTGGGCTTGACCAATTTGCTGAACAGCTTGTGTCGCTTGGACTGGGAGTTACGGACTGCACCAGCCTCGTCGTAAATGAACAGGTTAATGTCCGCGCGCTTCTCTAGTTCCTTGGCTATAACAGCCAGTCCGTCGTGGTTAATGATGTAGAAATCGACGTCTTCTTTTAGCTTTTTCAACCGGCGGTCACGGCTGCCTGTCAGGATAGCGAACGAGCGTCGAGACAATAGGTTGCTTAGGATCTCATCCGCCCACACGCTGTCTATCGTGGACTTCGGACACACGATGACGCACTTGCGCACCATCTTCGTACGCATTAAGTAGTCCGCAGCCCAGATGGCACTGAGCGTCTTTGCAGTGCCCATTTCATTGAGGCAGATGCACCGGGTGTTCAGGGTAAAGAACTCGGCGGTGGTGACCTGATGCGCCATCGGGCTGGGGTACTTGCTCGGCCAATCATAGAAGTAGCGGATCGGACTAGGTGCTTTGATCCCCAGGTTGCGCAGTACTCGCGCCGCTTCAATGTCGAACTTGACCTGGGTATAGATGACCCCGTCGAGGGTTACGGTGCGCGACTTCGGTATGTACTGGGTAACTCGACCTGGGTCTCGCAGCTTTAGAACGAGCGACTTGGATTCAAGATGTACTTGCATTGCGCTCTCTCATGGTCTTCTCCACCGTTATCCCTTACTATCGTTCGAGGCCGTGCTGCTCCCACGGCCTGTGTCGTTGTGATTTCCCCTGACCGCCTTCAACCCGCCGGGGGGTTTTTTGCGGGGCCAGTAGACCCCTTAAACCGGAACTCCGTGTGGGGGGCCAGGTGGTACGGGCGGGAAAAACTAACGCTGCTCCCGTCGTCGCAAATGACCTCCGTAATCTCTTGGGTGTGCTCGGTGTTTAGTTTCAGCGTTGATTCCATGACCCCGAGGAAGCCGGACCGAGTCACCTCAAACCAGTCGCTCACGCGTTCCCCCGTGGCGTTTTGTAGCGCGACCTTCGCAGTAATTATGTTCATAGTCTTGCTCCTGTGGACTCCACAGCGCCCTCGATCTCCAAGCGCATCATTGTGATAATTAGCTCAATCATTTTAGGCGCCGCGTTCAGCGGGGGGATCTCGACCTTGTCGTACTGCACCCCCTGGTGGCGGAGCTGCGCTTGAATTGCACGCCGGCCGGATCGTAGTTCGGTTACAGTGGCCCAGCGGATGGGTAGGGTTCTCATGGGGTCTTCCTATCTTGGCGGTTGTTTCCAACGAGGGAGCGCTGGCCGAGGTCTAGCGTCCACTTGAACTCTGCTTTGCAGTCAGAGCACATGAGCTTGTCCATGCTGCGCAGCGCGCACAGTGGCCCGCCGCAGTCAGGGCAGGGGCGTTTAATAATCTCGGTCAAGTGTATATGCCTCAATGCCTTTTCAGTAGTAACGCGGATCTTGCCCGTTTGCAGCATCAGGTTCACCGTGGATGTGACCATGCCGAGTTCGTCAGCGACGCGCTCTTTGCTCCACCCGAGGTCGTTGATTATGGTCCACATTTCGTTCCTAGTCATTGCGATGGTTCCTAGAATGGTATGGAGTTGGGGTCGGTGTGGTCGATTCCGTGCTTCTCGCACAGAGCCAACAAGCGCTCGACCTCACGCTCCAGTCGCTCCTGCTCTGCGTGGATGCTTGACCGGTAGTTCTTGCCCCCGCCGTCGGAGTAGAAAACGGACTTCCACAGCTCGACGCGTCGGGTGGCCTCGACTGCGAACCAGTCGTCCTCCTTGCCCAGTAAGTAGTTAGCCGACCTCAGCTTCGACACCGTGTGTGCTAGGTCGTGGGCACAACGGCGGCCGAACTTCGTCAGCATTTCGTTCAGCTCTTTCAGCTCCGTGTCCGTGTAGCCACGGTACTTAAACCGCAGTCTCAGGTTACTCAGCATTGGTTGCCCCCTCCTGCCCGGACAGTGCTTCGTCAGCCAGCGCTATGACACCCGTGCTCGTGAGGTTCCGTGCGTCCCTTCCTATTCGGCGTAGCACCGCTTCCAACTCCGCTATCCGCGCCTTGTCTGCTGCGCGCGAGGCTTCGTGACCGTACTTGAAAGTGAGGGCGTAATCGGTGTTTATGTCCTGAGCTTCTTCGACCATCCGAGCAAGGACCGAACAGGCAACTGTCTTTTGGTTTTCACAAATCCGCTCAATCCTAGCCAATGGCGCTCCCCTGGCCATCGCCGCAAGCGTCTTGGTGATACGCACCTCCGGCTTATCAGTCATGTCGTTTCCTCGATCATGAGCAGGTCAGAATCAAGCACTTCACACCATACAACGTCAGGCGCATCTACCTTCGCAAACTGGTGCCAGTACCCGTTGCTGCTCCAGTTATGCCCTAGGTAGATTAAGCGCTCCGGCTGGTGCTTCCAGTTGTAGCGCCCGCCAACGGTTAGATCAGTCATGGCTTTGCTCCCATCCTTTGCAGCGGCACGGCGTACCGGCCTTGTTGAATGTCCCGCAGTGACGGCATTCGATGCGACCACGGCGGGCCAATTGGGTTATCAGTCGGTCGAGAAATTTACCGATCACGGCTCACCCCTCCTGCTGGCGGTGGGCGGCTAGTGCGCGGGCTGCGATCTGCTTCAAGTAATTCGGGTCAGACGAAAGCTGCTGCGCGTAGAATCCCTCTAGTTTCTCGTCACTTTTAAGCCGTTTTTTCATAAACGTAACCGGGCTGACGATCTCTTCCAGCGCCTCAACCAGCCCAGTAGTCCGAGACTCCATTTCGCGAAAGTGGGCAGCGGTGGCCAGATCAACCAGATGCCGGATGCGTTCAAGGTCTGCCGCGCCGCCTTGTGCCAGCCCAGCAACATACCTGTCAGTCATTTCCTTGTCATAGCCAAACACAAATCCGTCTGACCCATCGTTGTGCCGGTACTGACGCAACGCCTCAACCAGCCCAGCAACATCCGGCGCGGCAGGGGCTTCAAGTAGTCTGATGCGCTGTAGCTGTTGTTCGCTAATCAGATAGCGCGTCTCTTCTCCGTCTTCGTTTACCGGCTCGCTAATTCGGATCTCGTTGAACAGCGTATGCTCTGGATTGTGCGCGGCAGGGGCTGGCTCTTTGGCTTTCAACCAGTCGTGCATCGCCATCATGGCGTTAGCAAACCAGCCAACCATCAAATCGTGCTGACCTGCATGCCCTGGGAATGTCTGCACAAATAGGTCTGCCCACGCCTTTGCATCGGGGTTATAGTGAATGCTCCGGTCGTATTCGACACACGACGGTTGCCACGGGTCGGCAGGGGCTGGCGAGGGCTGGGTGGTGGTTGTTTTGCTACCCTCATCAATGAGGGAGGCAGGTTTCAAATAGAGCGGCGTAACTCCGAAATTTGGCCGTTCGCTGGCCACAACAAAATCGTGCTGATACCCACCGTCGCCGTCAGGCTCTGCGGTCGTCCATCCATACGGCTCCTGCTCCACCCGCTCAGCAGGGGCAGGGGCGGCGATGTAGTCGGAGTCTTGGAACTGCATCCACGCCGCTATACGATATGCAGAATAGTATGTTTCATCTGCTGTTCTGTAGTCGTAAGAGTGTTCATCGTAAAGCTCTTTAAGCACTACGCGCTGACCATTATCTAGCCTGGCAATAAACCACTCAGACCCATAAGGATTTGGCGGGCATCCATCGTGCCATACACCCTCCGGAACAAACCCCCGCGCCTTCTCAGCCTCAAGCGCCGCAACCCTTGCCAGCGCTTCGGTAAGGCGTGATTCCAAGTGTTCTGCTAGTGGGTTCATCTTATAAGTCCTCCTTACGTTCTACGAATGTTATGTCGGTGCGGGCGTACCGCGCGCTGCTCTGGGGCATAGTGGAGTGAGCTACTACCGCGAGCACTGCTGTGCAGTTGCTCAGCTCCAGCACCTTGCGGCCCGTGAGGGTCGTAGCACCCGGCAGCTTTACCCACCACGTCTCGCCTATTGAGGGGCTTGGGGTAAGGGACTTGAAACCCGCCAGCACACCCAGCCCCACCCGACGGCGGACCCGCTCCTGTGCCAGCTCGGTGCCGCTCTTTGTTGCTCCGGCAAGGCACTGGTCACACCATTCGGTACCAGTCCCATAACCTACGAACCCGCTGTCTTTGCATTTAGCGCAACATGGTTCACTCATTTCAGCTTCTCCGTCGGTACCCAGCGTGTCTCGCCGGTCGCCATGTCAGTCATTGTGTGCCCAGTACATAGGGCGCCTTTGTTCTTGCGTTCCAGGTGTGCTACTACCCGGACGTTGCTGCCTAGTACGAAGTCCAGCAGGGGCAGCGTGGTCATGTTCAGCACCATCGAGCTACCACCCCCAGCAGCGCAGTCGTCGAGCCATATCTGCTGCAGTTTGGTCACCTCGAACACGTCCAGCTTCTTCGCTTCCACCCCAATGAAGTGCCCGTCGGGGGCGCGGCGTACCAAGTCGTCCGGGCGGCCGTTCTTGCCCATGCCTGTCTGCGCCGCTCGGTCGTACTTAGCGTTGTGCTTTTTGTACAGTTTGACCGCTGCGTCCTTGACCTTGCCCTCGGGGGTAGCCATTATCTGCGCACCCTGGACCAGCAAATCGCTACGGCTTCCTTGGTGAACGTGGAGTAATCGTCGAACTCCACCCACGTCAGCTCTATCCCCCGCAATTTCTCGCACCCCCACCGGGAGTCGAAGCAGACGAACATAACAACCGTCCCGCATGCCAGCTGCGCTCGCATATCTTCCCGAGACACACGCACTACCGGGGCCGCTACTCCGTGCCTTTCCAAGAACTGGTCGAACCCTCGACGCGCACCTTTAGCACTGTCATATACCTTAGCAATAAGGGCACCCATACCTATCTCCTGTTGCGCCACCAATGGCGCAGGTCGTAGAACACATACACTGCTGCGACCACGGAGAAGTAAATTACCGCGATGGCGGCGGCACCTACTGCAAAGTGGACGAGCACCATGTTAAGCCTCCGCTAGTTTTTTGCGACGCAGCTTCTCTTTAGACTCGAACCAGAACTCGCACGTCTTGACGTCGCACCAGCCGCACAGTCCGGATGGACGCGGAGGGAAGGTGTTGGTCTCCCAAGCGCGCACTACAGCGTGGTACTTGCGGTCAATCTCGTTCCATATAGCGGGTAGTTGGTCGCGGGTGTGCGTTATCGGTTTGCCGATCGCTTCCTTTGGTGGTAGCTGCAACCAGATATATGCGCCCTTAACCACGTCGATCTCGGGGTAGTCAACCAGGGCGGACGCGTTGTACATAGTGAGCTGCGCCGGATCCTCTTTCTTCTTTCCCGATTTGTGATCGAATACCTCAGCCAGTCGCAGGTGAGGGTAGATGATAGTGACGTCGATCTTGCCCCGCAGGAACCCGAACTTGTCCCAGTAGCTGGCGCTTTCCTTCTGCTTGCCGATAGCGAACTTGCGCTCCGGGAGGATGGTGCCCCCCTTATTCGCAGCGCGCTGCAGCAGCGCATCGCTGACCCACTGGTAGTCGGTCATGTTCTGCCCTGTGCGCTTGTTAAGCTCAGGCGGGATGCGCACCTGCCCATTGCTCGCCACTGCCATTTCCAAATGGTGGTGAGCGTGGTCGCCCCATATCGAGTCGGGTGAAGACTCGAACTTCACGGATTTGAGCACATGCTTGGCCTCGTACATACGGGGGCAAGTCATGTAGGTGTCCAAGCTACTGTGGGTCTGCGTCGGTATGTTGATCGCAGGTATAAGTTGACTCATTTCGGTACGTCCTTATTGCACTTAGCGTAGGATCCGGTGGTTACCGGTACCCACTGGTATGTAGTTACGCGGCCGCTTACCCGCTCGCACCGCGACTCCTGAACCACCCCGCAATCTCGGCACGCTCTTCGGGGCGGGGCGACGCCGACGAACCAGTCTACCGTGTAGGTCCACCGGTGCGGAGACGGCGCTGTTGCTCGGCGGTATACCCAGCGTACCAGTAGACCGAATACCGCCCCCGCTGCGAATATAGCTATCACATATAGCGCGAACGCTACCCACATAAGCAGGTCCATTTCAGTGGTTGTCAGTTGCATCACCTGCCCCTCCATTTCTTAGTCCAGAACGGCTGGCTGCGCTTGGGCGGGAGACGCAAAGTGCGCGGGCTTTCCACCACCTGGAAATCATCTATGACCCCCATCCGACCGGGCAGCAGCTCGTCCAAGTCCGACGCCTCCACGTCCGCCAGCTCGTCGAGCCAACACGAGTCCGGTATTGAGGCCCCCCGGACATGCGGCGTAGCAACCACCAACTCACTGGCGGGGACACCCAGCGACAGATACAGGTCGTGCTGCTCTTGCGTCACCACTAAGCGGAACTCAGGGCGCGCAGGGTCTTCCAGTCGCGTCCGCAGTTGCTCTAGCAACCGCACGGTCCTCTCTACGGCACGTGAGGTAATGCCCTCGGGTCGCGCATTCTCGGCGGGGAGGGGTGTTTCCGTTGGGTCTGCTTTCATGGCGGTCTCCGGGTTTCTTGTATTAAACTGTATTAGATAGAACCAGCGGCGTCAAACTTTATTTCGCGTCGCTGTACCGCACGCCTATGTCGCCCTCAGCTTTGACCGGTAGTGACGGCCACCACGTAGGGGCTTGCGACATTTCCTCGATCATAATAGCCAGGGTCTCGTCGGCTCTGTCCTCACGTACCAGCGCTACCGGTTCGTCGTGGGTAGACATTACGATCCCCTCGCCCTGCCGTTCGTAGGTACCAATGCGGCGCTCGATGCGGCACTTCTGCTCGAACACTACGTCACGGGCGAGCTTCTGGGTCACGTTCTGGATAACCTTTCCGCCGTACACTTTGCGGATCTTGCGGTCTTCCTTGTCGTCGTACACCCAGTTCGTCTCCACCAGCCCGTCGTAATTCAGCATTTCCTCTTGGCGTAGGTTGTGGTACTCCATACGCATGCCGTTGGGAAAGCGGATCGCGTTGTGCTCAACGAAGCAGAACCCCCACTGATCCAGGTAGAACCCGCCGCCGGCGGCCATCTTCGGGATAGCCCGCTGCGCGTTGTACCAACTCTGCACGATAGACCTCCGCTTGCCGCGATACACGTCCACGGTTTGCTGCGCTTCCAGCTCAGTCAGGCGCATACCCGACATGATACGTGCAGCGCGGCGGAACGACTCAGCCCCCGACTGGAACTGCAGCTGCAGCTCTGCGGTCTTGCCGTGCTGGCGCTCAGCCTCGTCGGCTTTGGTGATAGGGCGCCCGTAGAAGCTGGTAGCGAAGTCGCAGTACAGATCCCCGCCCGCGCGCAATACGCTGATGCTGTCCTCCTGTCCACACAAGTGGTGGCACGTACGCAGTTCGATGTTGGCCGAGTCAGCCACGACGATACGGAACCCAGGTGGCGCTATCACTGCATCACGCAAACCGGCGACGTGCGCCTGCACACCCACTTCTTTGTTGGACGGGTCCGTACACCACACGTTCAGTTCCCGATCCATTACCGCCACGACGATTTTGCGGTTCGCTTTGTCGCGCCCGTACTTGCGCTTAAACAGATATGAGAACCCGACGGGTGTAATAATGAGGGATCCATTCGGGGTGCGGGGGGTAATCGACTTGGTCCGCGTCAGGTTCTGCATGTTGATGCCCTGGGTACCCGCGTAGCGGTCGCAGTGCGACTTGCCATACATGTAGGGCACCGGTAGCAATCCGCGCTGGCCGATGTCCAGGAACCGCTGCACACGACTCTCCGCAATTGTCGACTTGGTACCCAGTCGGGCGGTAGCTAGCGCCTGTACAATCAGGTTGGTGTCCTCGTCCGCTTCCTCGTACTCGGTTAGC